ACGTGATCCGTTATCAAATTCAATTGACTGTTTGTTATAACTTGTAACACCACAGCGAATATGATCAGGGCATAATTCGTATGCGTAACGAATACGTTGCATAATTTCTTGTGCGCCTGTGTACTTGTGCGCCGCAATCAATAGGGTTTGATCTGGATTGAACATTGCATACCATAGCAAGTATCCAACTGCTGTTGTTGTTTTACCGCTCTGACGCGGCAACATGTTTACGTTGAATCTAAAGTTGTGTAAACTGTCAACTAAGGAATCTTGATATCCGTAGGCTTGATACTTTATTTTACCGCGGGTAGGATGCTGGATTGAAAAGAAGTGTTTTAGGAAATATTTGTGTCCTGTTTCTAAATTGGAACACTCTTGAAGGTCAAGTAAATCTTGCTCACTGAACTTTACAGTCTTGTGTGCTGTTTTGATTAACGTTGTATCTTTGTTTAAGGACATGCTTTTATTTAATGAAAAAAATAGGCTCCGAAGAGCCTATTTGGAATACTATATTATAAATTAATCGTATTTGTTATATTTGTCACGGACTTTATCTAAATCCTTGCCTTCTTTGCCTGCCTTAGCTAGAGCCTTCATACCTTCTTTACCGTATTTCATCATGCCTTTTGCGGCCTTGCTCATTGTTTTCTTTTCGCCTTCGTTTACAAAGTCTTTATATTCGGACATTAGTTTTTCAGCTAGACCAGGTTCGGCTGATTTAACTGTTTCAGTTGCGTGTGCCTTTAATGGATTGTCGCCACCACGTGCTGGAACTGTTTCAAAGTCACGTAGTCTGTTGATCACATCTGCAAATGCATTTGGATCATAAGCACGAGTTTGTTCTTTTGGGCTGTTGTCAAATAAACGTAGTTCTTCAGCTACGTCAAAATCTTCTGGATCTTTCTCGCTTAGTTCATCTGCCATATCACGGACTTGGTCTGCCATAGCACCGACGTCACCGTTGGTTGGAGACTTGTCATCTACTTCGTGATCAATTTGACCGCTAAAGTCTGCACCTATATCAGCGCCTAAGCCAGCACCCATTTCTGCTTCTTCATCTTCGATACCATCAATGTGACTTAATGCCTTGGCAATGTCATTTTGTGGGCCGTCTTGTCCCATTGGCTCAGCTGTTAATGGTCCTTGACCTAAATGGTCTGGAGTACCTAAATGATGACCAGCATCTTTAACGCCTGCTAGGTTCATGATTTGTGTAAGCATACTAGCTACTTCATCGCCACTTGCGGCTGACGCATTTAAGCTAAAACTTGCTGATGGTTTTTGTTGCATACCCATTGGGCTTGGACCACCCATAATGCTCGGCATACCACATTCTGCAATACCTTCGTTCAAGCCTGAAAGTTTTTGTAGTTCTGCGATGCTGATTTGTTCAGTTACAACAGTTTCACCTGTGTAGTTGTTCAAGCCAGTAACAGCGTTTTTACCGTTGAACTCTTGTTCTTGTGAAGCCTTTACAACGTTAGGATTGTTAGAATCCAACTCTGCTAGGCGTTTCATTACGTCGATCATTTGCATAATTATTTCCTTGGATCATAGTCGGATTGTTGTACCGGACTAGTTGTGTTTTCCTTAGAGTCAGTGTTATATTGAACTTCTTTCTCTTTGGGAATTTGTTGGCCTTGCTCTTTGCGTTGGGCCTTAATTGTGTCATTCAATGCTTTTACAAAGCTCAAATTGTATTCTGTGCCGTAGTATTTTTTACTGTCTACGCTTGGTGCTTCTTTAAAATCAGGATCTTGTAGTAGTGTACCTTCATGTGCCGCTTTAGGTGCTTGATACTCTTCTGTTGGTTCAAATGGGTTGCGTACTACTATTTGGTCTCTGCCTATTCTTAAATTAGATGATAGATATTCATGAAGTTCCCACTGTGTTGTAGGATAGTCTAAACTCACTTCGTAAATATTAACTTCGGCATGTTTGATTAATGGGAAGTCTAATGGAACTGATTGAATCGGTGTTTTGCCTGTTTTTTTGAAACTAGCTACTTGGAATTTTTGTAATAGTGCTTCTAGCGTTTTTTCGCTATCAGCAGATACGTCTCCGGCAATCTTGACTTTGAAGTCAAAAGTGCGTTTGCTTTCTGTTAAGTGTTCTTTAAATGATCTCATGTTTATCAGTTCCCTGGTATATTATTTATTCATATTTTTAAGTTTTTCCAGGAGACTATTACGGTCAGAAATGACGTAACCTTCCCCTTCGACCATGCCATCGTCTGACGGGCCGTTTTTCTTATCAATTGCCAGTTTCTTAAGCTGTAGATCTATCATTTTTAGCTTTTTATCAATCTTATTGGATTTAGCTGTAATTGCGGCCTGTAACATAGTACCAGCTACTTCGAACATGCGAGCACCGTATCGAGCTTCTACATTCATACCTAAATCCATTAGATCATCATATGCTTGCTCTGCTTTCGCGGCTAAACCATCTAGCTCAGAGTCGCTCATATCGCCCAATCCACGTACTTGCGGTAGGGCGGCCGATATCTTATCAAACTGTTCTAGATTTTGTTGTAGATCAACGTGCTGTATTTCAGCCATTTCAATAGACTCCGGTTTTGCAACAGGTTCTATCTTTTTAGTAGGTTCTATGTCCAGTAGTTCTTCGAGCTTTTTAGTCATAACTTTACTTATCGTTTCTTTTTACCAGTATGGAAAATATCGGCTTCTGTTAAGACTCTGAATGTAATGCCGCGGCCGCGAGCCCATTGTCGTGCCATTTCCCATTTAACTTGATTACGTACAAACTGTCCTTGATTGTAAGGATTTTTACCAACATTTTCTATCATAGTTTGATTCATTGGTTTTACTTCCCAAATCTCACTATGTTTCTTTTGCTTTTTATCAACATATACAACAAGAAAATCTGGAACATAAACTGTTTGCTTTCCTGTTAACGGATCTCTATATGGAATTTTAACTGCTTCGCTAGCCCACTGCTCTATGGATGCATTTTCATCGCACATCTTCATCACAGCGGCTTCCCAACTGCTACGATAGTACGGTGTGCCACCGCCTATATATTTTTCTGGGTTCTTTAATACGTAAGGACCCCGTGCTGTATTTCTCATTTATGCTAAAATATTTCTTTGTACAGTTGCCACAGGAATAAATGTTTGTGCCATTCCAAGACTGCTTGATTTAAATCTATTGTAGTTTAGTAACTCTGTAACTAATGCAGATATCTGCACATTGTCTAATCCACCGAGGGTGTCGATAATTTCAAAAGGTTTATAACCATCTAGTTTAGCTTGTTTCATAATAATATATGAAATACTTTCTGAACTATGTTTATCAAATCCTCTGCTTTCAAAAAATCCAACACACGCATCGATAGTTGCCGCATCTAATGCTACAATAGGACTGCCGTATTGGTTGAATAATTGGACAGTGGCTAGCGCACTATCTGTAGTTTTCATTTGAGGAATATTATTATATGTTGTCATTATACACTCCAGTTGTCTGCAATATTAACCGATGCGGTAGCAACTACCGGTTGTGCTGTTACATTCGAATCCTGATTTCCTGCTACGTTTAATGCGGCACTGGCATCTTTCGGTCCCGTAGTATCTGTGTCTTTGGCCAGTGTCGGATTTTGTATGGAGGCAGAGTTAGCTGTAGTTATTGCATTCGCGATTAATGTCTGATTTGATTGTAGTACTGCAAGATTGCCTTTTAATTTTTCAGGATCTTGATATCCTTGTGAAGCGTATTGTGCATTTACTTCGTCGACTGCGGCTTGGCCACCTTTGGCTTGAGCAGATGCAACAGCTTGCTGATATGCGGCTTGCTGTGTAGTCGCGGCATCAATTTGATTTTGCATGTCATCAATAGATGAAGAATTTTGTATGGCTAGCGACTGTAACGTAGCCACGCTGGCTCCAGTTAGTATAGCAGTATCTATAGGAGACACGCCTGCACCTTGCCCAGCAGAAGCGATTCGACTAGTTGTTCCGTTAGTATTATCCTGTGTAGCACTCGATCCAGTTACAGCTTTTTGTGTTGCTGAAGTTTCTCCGTTAGTACTCGAGTTTCCTCCTTTGAAGATACTCAGCGCCGCACCGACCGCACCAGCACCAATTCCGCTCGGCGCACCTGATGGAATATTTCCTCGAAGACCGATAGTTCCTAATACTCCGCCTAGCATACTGTAACCTTCTGCCTTAATTCCGGCCGCATTTAATTTGCCTGCATTACCGACTAGATTAGCAACACCAAGTGCGGTGCCCAATATAGAAGTTGGTCCAGTATCATCCCCACCAAATATCGATTCAGCGCCTGCAATAATACCACCAGGCCCGAATAGTGTGCCTGTACCACCGCCCTGGATACTTAACGGACTAGGTGTAGTATCATAATGGAATGTAGCAAAGCCAGGCGGATTATCTCTTTTAACTTTTCCTTTTCCATAAAATACTGTTTCGTATTGTACGGCCATTTTGTTTTCTGACAAAGTATTTTGTGTTTGATCTAAGTGTGCATGATCCCAGGATGTTACTAATGGGTTAATTAGTATATATGAGTTGAACACTGATCTGTTTAATTGATATAGGATAATAGCACGAAAGAACGGTTCACCTTGGTTGTTGTTTAATCCGTACGCATTAGGCGGTACAGGAGTTGTTGGTGCGTATTTTGTATTTCCGTATGCAGGATTTGTTGCTCCATTGGCAGAATCTGTTGTTGGACTGCTCGCACTTGCGTATCCGCTGTCTGCATAGTAGTATCTAAAATAACTTTGCCACAATTCGTTTGTGGTGTTACTCATATCGTCGTGGAAATTAATTGTTACCGGACTGTAATTTATTTTTGTTTGAATATTTGTATGTCGGTTGTACTGGTTTAACTGTTCTGTTTGAATTGTAAATTTTGGTAAGTCAACTGCCTTAACTAACATCCCAGCTTCTAGATTTTGATTCTTTCCATTGGACAGCACTCCCTTTACGTTTGCGCCGCCCAATACTTGGCCTATGGTACCTAGTAAACTACTCGATTTTCCAGCGCCTTGTGATATCGCTGTTTGTGCTTTGGGATTAATAACAAAATACGCATAATACATCCACCCTGCTTTAGGAGTGAGTGCATACATGTTGTCTGTGTAAAGTCTAGCGGCATGCTGGAAGTCACCCATTGTCCCTTTAGGATGGGTAGCACCTGAAAAGACACTAGATAGAAAGTCACGTATTCCTGGCATATTAAAATATTACCTTATTGTGAAGTATTTAGTCGTAAAAAAAGACCCAGGTAAAACTGGGTCTTTTATATTGTACTTGACTAAGAATTAACCCGAAGCCAATGTGCCTAGTGTACGACCAACTGCTGTACCAATACCAATTGGGTTTCCGGCTGTGTCTGTTTGAATTGCGTTGTCAAACTTAATAGACATACTAATATCTAATGCTTCTGAACTTGAGTAGTCTACTTGTTGGTATGTAATATCAGTTACGTAACAACCAATTAATTGGAATGTTTCTAAAACTGTTGGATCATATGCTCCGTTACCACCGTCTAAGATTTCGATTACAGTTGAAAACTTGTAATCAATACCTGAACTTGCACTTGCTTGCTCATAGAAGTCAAATTGCTTCTGAATCTGTTCGCCACATAACTTGCTTACTGCACTAGATTGATCATCACGTACAACTAGTGTAATCGGATCCCATGTGTATTTGCCAGCGTAGTTAACCTTTGAGTTATAAACATGAAGTTCTATATTTTCAAAGGTAACCTTTGGACGAGTTACGTTCATTACCTGCTTGGTGATTTCAGTTGTTGGCTTTGTGACACCAAAATTCTGAAGTTGCACTCTAAAGCGATATTTCAGCTTTGGCATCAACAAGCCTTGACTGCTTGCACTTTGGCCTGCTGGTAATGGAACTGATAATTTACTTAAACTTGCGATTGCCATCTTAAATGCTCCTTATTCCTATTATTTAACCTATTAACCACCTGTTGACATCGAACCTAAATTGCCGGAAGCAATAGCACCTGTATTCAACAAGCGAACTGGAACATAGATAAATTCCACTGCCTTGACTGGTTCAATTGCGATGTCAACCCATAACTCTGATCTATCAATTCTAGCAGGTGTATTATTGCTAGTATCGCAAACTACCAAGTAGTCATAGATTGCACGTTGTCCGACAAGTTCTAACAAGAAGCTGTCTACTGCGTTTTTAACTTCGCTACGTGTAATTTGATCGTTTGGTTCAAATAAGTATGGGCTTACTAAAATGCCTAACTGTCTACGTAGATATGCAACTAAGCGAGCAACGTTAATACGATCTAACGAGCTAGCCGCAGGAGCACGGGTGTAATTACCAAAGTTAACAATTCCAGAACCTGTTAGAGTTGGGATTGGATTTACTTTAGTTTTTGCTAGTACATCACGCAATGCTTGTGGCAATGCTGTTGTATGGAACTCGCCGGTTTGTCCGTCGATGTAACCAACTGAAGTAGCGTTATCTACATTACCGCGGCGTACACCAGCTGGTGCAAACCATTCGTATGATTTAGCATCGCTGTTGATGAATGTACGTAGCATCATGTGGCTTGGCGGAACAACAATATAGTTTCCTGTATTATCATTTGTGAAACCACTTGGATAGAAGAATGCCATATAGTCGTCATAACTTGTAGCACCAGTGTCGCCGTTATCAAATGCGCCGTTAGTGTTTAAGCCCCACGCTTGTAAGTCGGTTCCGTTCGCTTGTAAGCGGAATGGTGTATCACCAATTACAAAAGCTGTTTGTCCGCGGTCTGTGTTCATCGCAATTAAGTTTTGTACTGCTTCTGGATATCCAGGAGCGGCAATTAAGTTGAACACTAAACTGTCTGTATCACGAATAGTTTGGTTTGTATCGATTAGAGCTTTTAGAGCCGCTACTACGAAACCACGTTGTGCGTGACGACCAAATGAACCTGCACCATCTGGACGATTTGGACTTACAGTTACCCAACGTGCTGTTGCGTATGCTGTTGTTGAGTTTGAGCCATCCATTGGTTCTGTGTAACGTGGGTTAACACCGTTGTTAGCATAGATATTAATGTAATTTGCTTCGTAACGTTTTACGTTGAATCCTGAACGACGTAGATTGAACAAACGTGTACCACGTGGATAACCACCTGGATCTGGAGCGTCTGGATCTAAGAAGTCTGATCTTAATAGTGAAGCAATTGAAGACTGCGCAGTTGTATAACCGTTTACGGCCCAACGTGCATCTGCAAACACCCAACCATTTGGACTTGTTTGATCTGTTGAATCTTGTTTGACCCACTTCAATGTATTGCCGTTGTAAACATAAATGTCTAAACCATACATTTCGATATCTGAACGATCGATCCAAATCTCACCATCTGCAAGTGCTGTCTTGCCATCGCTCTGTGTTGTTGGGCGAGTAGAACTGATAATTGGACCATTTGGATCTGTTGCTGGGAATACATTTCTGTAACCTTTCCAATGTGTACCATCGTTGTACATGATATCAGCTTGGTCAGTAATACTGTCGTACCATAATGTGCCATCTGATGGAGGAGTTACAGGGGCATTCGGAGCCGCTGTAGTAATCAATGGGGCCCAGTTACTTGCACGATAGTCAAATCCGTCTGGTTCGTTATCACCTAGGTGATAGAAGTTAGTCGAATATGCATTTGTCGGTTGATGTTGATCCCATGCTGTAAAACCAATATTACCTAATACGTTGTTGGCGTCATTGAATTTGATATCGCCACCGGTTGCATGAGTGATTGTAATTGTATCATCACTGTTATGATGTGCTGTAACGTTTGTTAGGCCAGCGGAGTTAATTGCTGTTACAACTGCACCAATCCATGTCTCTCCTGTTGTAGGAGTTTGAATTGTTACTGTAACTGGATTACCGTAGTTTAGTTGACCAACTAAAGTTTCTGCAATTTGCATTGTTGTTCCGTTAACTAGTACTGGAGCAACTGCTAGTGCCTTGCTTGTAATAGTTGTTGGAGCAACTGCCGCACGTCTTTGAATTTCAAAGTTTAATGTAATCGGGCGTTGTGTTGAAGTACTTGCAAATCCGTCACCGTGATCATAATTAGCTTCGATAAACAATGTTCCTACTGGAATATTTGTTCCGCCACCTGTCTTATCAATGTTGTATAATGCAGATGCGCTGGTATTGTAGATAGGCGCCGCAACTTGCGTAAATGATTGCGTGTTGGCAGAGTACTGTTTAATGATCCAATGAGCACCACTATTTGGACTTGTTGTTTTTAAGTAAACAGATCCACTTGGTGCTGAACTGTAGTTAGGATATTGTGTATGCGGAGCAACAGTCATCTTTGGTCCTGCGTAAACACCTGCAGGAACTCCTAATGTTGCTAATGTTGTTGCATTACCTGCAACAGTCAAGCTACCTGGATATAAATCTGTGTACAACTCTATCTTACCTGAGCTGTTTGCTTTTGCGCCAATACCTTTTGAATGTAATGTGCTGTTAATACTTGCGGCAATGCTTGCTACTGTACTTGCTGTTGTAACAGTAATTGAATTACCGTTAATTGTAACAGCGCCAGGAGAAGCTGAAAACGCTGGGTTACTTGATGTACCAGTAACTGCTGGCCAGCTTGTTTGCCATGTTGTTGAAACAAATGTTGCATTGTTGGCAGGGGATGCAAATGCTGTTTCACCGCTTGAACCAACTTGCACCCAGTTACCATTACTGTTTTTGTAATACGTGCTATTCATATCCATTGTATCTAATACAACTGCATATGAACCATTAGTACCTAAACTTGGTTTTGGAGTTACGCCATCTGCGCCGGCGGTGTTATTTGCACGATTTGAAGAGTCAATAACGATAGGAGTTTTGTTAGCAAATGTGCCTGTTGCAGAATTCCATTCAAACAAACCAAATAATGTATTTGAAGTATCTAACCAGTATGAACCGTCTGCTGGAGGACCTGCTGGAGCAGATGCTTGCGCAGTTAGTTGACCTAAGTCGATGTTTGCACGAACAACGTAAGCCTTTGAACTTACGCCCAATAAGCTGTAAGCGGCTTGTAAACCGTATTCGTTTAATTCGCCACCGTGGATCGGATTACCTTGTGTATCTGTATAGAACAACGGTGTTCCAAAGGTATCTGTCAAATCACGTTGACTTGTAATTGTGTATACTTTTCCAGCGTTTGCAGGATCTGTTCCTTTTGCTAGGCCTGTGCCTGAAGCATTTGCTTTGTTTGCTTTCGAAGCAACAATAACTAGAGGTACTGTTCCAGGGGCGGCCGGAGTGTAAAAACTCTCGTCGATTACGTTTACTTGTACGCCCGGTGATTGTAATGTTTTTGCCATTTACTAACTCTCCCAATAATGGTTTTATCAGTAATATTTAGCGTATACTCCAATTTTTATCTAGTTAAATACATGGAAAAGGGCACCAAAAAGGGCTTACTATGAGACCATTATGTAAAACATGCGGTAAAAGGCCAGTGGCAATCAATTACCACAAAGACGATAGAGTATTTTATCGCAAAACTTGCGATCATTGTGCCAGACATAGAGATGTAGGAAGGCCTAAGTGGCAACAGGCTGGCTACAGAAAGAAAGATAAATGCGACCGCTGTGGATACACCAGCAAACACCCAGAACAGTTTGATGTATACTACATCGACGGGGAGCCGTCAAACACTAAGCTGGCAAATCTAAAAACGGTATGTTCGAACTGCCAGCGGATCCTGCATATTTTGAAGCTACCTTGGAAACGGGGTGATTTGACACCAGATTTTTAACCTGGGCAAATAAGTCGTCTATACTACCGTTGTTGTCTAAAACGGCATCAAACTCTGTTCCGACCCAAGCAGTTTCGCTGGCATGTATTTTATGCTTGTCTAGTTCTGCTTTGCCCAAAGCCCAAGAGGTATTGCGCACAGGACCTCGATTAAAGTTTATGGCGGCTTCGTACCATTCAGGTTCGGCGCCACGTACTACTCGTACTACAATTCCGCCAGCAGTTTTAATTGATTTAATTTCGTTTGGAAATCTGCAATCGCTAATAACAATGTCGTCAGTACTATTACGGAGTTTGTTTTCTAGACTGGCAATCCAAATATCATCATGAAATGATTTACGGCACACTTCTGTGCCCCAATATTGTAACACCCAGCGTGGAGTAAGGTTGGGCATGCCAAGTCGTTCTGCCCACCACGGATCTACTTGTTCACGCCACTCACGTGCTGATTTAGTGCGGCCTTCGAGCATGGTTCGGTCCCAGCCAAACACAGACGATACTGCATCTTTAAGACTGTTGGCAAAACTTTCTCGCCTAAATTCGTGGAAATTTGTTAGATAGTCGGCAATAGTATCTTTGCCGGACCCGATAAAACCGCACACACCAATAATCATAGTATCCCCTAAGCTGATACTATATTTTATTACAAAGCGATTACAATGTCAATGAGTTTTGGCTTAACCTACAACAAACCACATGGGTTTTTCGCCCGTGCCGTATGCCTTCATGTCAGCTTCTAATGCTTCGATTTGCGCGGCACCTTCACTTTTTAGTTGCGTACCGTTCAAAGTGGTACCACCTTGTGGGCCGGTAATTTGATTGAATTTTTCACGTGCTTCACCTAGCATAAGTTTGCAGTTAGCAAGTGTATAGTCTTTGATCCATAGTCCTGCATACGGATCATCAAGTAGAGCAAAATCCGGACGATGGTTATACAACCATAGGAGTACGTTTTCTTCGCCACGTGGACGTTGCATAATTGTAAGTTTGCGGGTCTGTGGATGATATGTAAATTGGATATAACTACCAAACATTTTACCTACCATTTTTTGATACTGTGCAAACGCATAGTATGTGCCTAGTCCACCCATGTTACTTGATGACAGTAAATAGGTATTTGTATAGGCTAAATTAAATGGTTCAAACAATGTTCCGCCATCGCCACCACCACTTCTACTACCAATACTTCTACGGAATACATCACGTACCTCTACAACTTCATTGCCTAAGATATATTCGTTTTGATCCTGCTCTAGTGTTAAGAATCCGTAACTTTCTTCTACGGAGTTAGAGGATTTTTGACGATATTTTGCTAGCGCACGATCTATCGCTGTGTTATAGTCTTTTGGTTCAAGTTCTACATCCACCATATTTCCGCCCAGGAATGACTTAACATAGTCAATTATCTGCTGGCGTACCGGTGTTGTATCGTTTACTGGGTTTGGGGTGTTTGCTGTGCTCATACAGATATTTATTCTATAAATACGATACTATGCCAAGACTATCCCTTTACCGCCCCGAAAAAAGCAATGATTTTAAGTTCTTAGATCGTGTAATTGACGAGCAATTTCAAGTGGGCGGAACCGACATTTATGTCCACAAATACCTAGGATATGTAAATCCTGCCACAGGAACTGCAAGTCCAGCACAACCAGTTAGTTCTAACCCTATTGCGGAGTTAGGAATACAAGATGTCTTACTCATGGAAAACCGTGATAGGCACTATGCACCCGACGTGTATGTAATGCGCGGAATATACCAAATGCAGGACTTAGATTTTAATCTAAGTCAGTTTGGTTTGTTTTTAAACAACGATAATATCATGTTACACTTTCACTTGCGTGGATGTGTAGAAACACTTGGTCGAAAAATGATGGCCGGCGATGTTGTAGAACTGCCGCATTTGCGTGACGAGTATTCTTTAGATAGTACATCAGCAATTAAACGATTTTATGTTATACAAGAAGTTATGCGTCCGTCAAACGGGTTTAGCCAGACTTGGTTTCCGCATTTAATCCGTGCTAAGTGTGCTCCATTAGTCGACACACAAGAATACAAAGAAATCTTAGATGCCGTTAACACAGATTCTAACGGTATTTCAGATCCTAACGGAACTACATTAAGAGATATAGTTTCACAATATAAAGTTAGTATTGAAATTAACAATCAAATTCTTGCACAAGCAGAAGCAGATTCACCTTCTAGTGGATTCGACGATGCCGATTTATATGTTGTGCCTTGGGCGCCAGACGGAACAGTAGATACACAAGATATTAGTGACACCAGTATTGATAATACAAACTGGGACAACATAGATGCTTCTATTGTGTTACGCTCTCCCGATCATACATACTTTGTACAACGCGGCATTCAGGAAGGTGGAATCCCACCAAACGGAGCCAAATATAGTGCAGGTATTGAATTTCCAAATCATCCTGTTAAAGGCCAATTCCATTTAAGGATAGATTATTTGCCTAATACATTGTTTAGATTCGATGGCGCTATTTGGGTCAAGTTTGAAGATAATGTTCGCATGACGCTAGACGAGTTCGGAACTCAAGATGTGGCTCAGGGGACTGCACACGCAGGTAAACAAGTAAGAAGAACACAAGTTGCCGGATATATTAATAATGCAAATACGGCAACTATCGCAGGTTCTACTGTACCAGAGCGTCAAAGTTTAAGTAACGCTTTAAGACCAAAGGCAGATAATTAATGGATCATTTTTACGACGGGCAAATACGACGCTACCTAACTCAGTTTATGAGAGTTATGAGCAACTTCTCATACAAAGATGCAAAAGGCAACTTGGTACAGATTCCTGTACGCTACGGAGATATGAGCAGACAAGTGGCGCAAATACTCACAAAGAATTCTGAGAACACGATGCCATCGGCTCCGTTTATCAGTTGTTATATTAAGAATTTAAAAATTGCTCGTGAACGATTACAAAACCCGTATTACGAAAACACGCTCAATGTTAGAGAGCGAGAAACACACTATGTTGATGAAAATCCCAGCAGTCCGACATACGGTGAAACTATAAATGAACAGGGCAACTTACAAGGTGGCAATTATACCATTAATCGTTTAATGCCTACACCATATGATTTAGAATTTCAAGCAGATATTTGGAGTTCAAATACTGATCAAAAATTACAGATCCTTGAACAAATATTAGTATTGTTCCGCCCTGCATTAGAAATTCAAACCACAAGCAACTTTGTTGACTGGACGAGTTTAAGTTATTTAGAATTATCTGATATGACTTGGTCGACTCGGGCTATTCCTCAAGGTGTAGAACAAGATATTGATATTGCTAATTTAGGATTTACTGCGCCAATTTGGATCAGTACTCCTGTTAAGGTAAAACAACTAGGCATTATTACAGATATTATTGCAAGTATATTTGTAGAACCAACTGGCACATTAAGCGAAAGCAAATACGACGATGGCGCATTCTTTAATGGACGTACACCTACTGCTATTGCAGGACACAACTTGAAAGATCATAATATTGTGGTAATGGATAACACCGCAACATTAGGACCTGGAGTGAGTTGGTATAAAATTCTTGATGCTTATCCTGGTACATTTACTGCCGGATTAAGTCAAATTAGATTTACAAAAGATCTAAGCACAGAAGTTGTTGCTACAATAACACTAAATCCAATTGATGAAACGCAGATGATTTTAAATATCGATGCATCTACATTACCTACTAACAGCCAAGTACCTGCAAACAGTGGTAAAACTTATGTCGATGCTATTATAGATCCTACCAAATTTACAACTGATATCAACAACGTAGGTATTCGTTATCTAATCTTAGAAGATATCAATCCTGCGTACAGACAAGTTCAATACATTGCAAATCCGGGATATGATTCTAATGACCCTGCTAGCCCCCAACAGCTGGTCAAGTTAGATGCAAATGGAAATCCTGTTTACATTAAACAATATCCGGATGCAGGTTATGCAGTGACTAATTTTAAAAATGCAGATAATTCAATATTTTCAGCAAATGTAAATGACATTATTACTTGGGACGGCGAAAAATGGGTAGTTATATTCGACTCTTTAGCCGGGGTTACTCCTACTTACATAACTAATATACGTACTGGTTCACAATACGTATGGGACGGTGAACAATGGACTTCTAGTTATGAAGGCGAGTACAAACCAGGATATTGGCGTTTATTGTTATGAGTATAATTTGTAGTGGTGGAATTTTTTTAAGTAAGTCAACAAAGCGATTTTTATTGCTAAACAGAACAGAAGGCAAAACTGCAAACACGTGGGGTATCGTCGGCGGTAAACACGAACCTAACGATCAAACTCCTTACGAAGCACTATGTAGGGAAATCCAAGAAGAAATTGGATTCCTACCGTCTATAGAAAAAACAATTCCTTTAGAACAATACGAAAGTAAAGATGGGGAATTTTATTACCATACCTACGTATTGTTAGTTGAGGACGAGTTTATTCCTAAACTAAATCATGAACACTCGGGGTACGCTTGGGTATCTAAAGACAGTTGGCCTAAGCCCTTGCATTCTGGACTTAGGACCACACTGGGTAATAAAACTAACAGAGTAAAAATTGAAACTATTTTTGATGTGATAGGTTAAATGTCAGTAGCTATTAAATTAAAGCTAATGCTAATTCTATCTTCGTCTGATAAGTTTTCTTCCACACCGTGATCTAACCAGCTTGGAAAAGCTATGAATAGTCCCGGTACGGGTTGAAAACTATAACTCTTGTAATTGGCATCTACATCTTTAGCACTATAGAAATGCTGTCGTGCCGCAAGATTAGGATTAATAAATGTTATCTTACCAGAGCGTGGTGGCGTTTTAATATATAGGGTACAGGCTAATACACTACGAGGATGTAAATGCGGGATCATGTATGCCCCGGGCGAATTTACATTTACCCAGTAATTTAATAATGTCAACGGCGTAACAGATTCGTAGTCCTTGACTAGCATACCAGTACATTTTTCAATTATAGGCATTAGTACAGGATGGGCAATAGTAAGAACTTTGCTACTGCCACCTCCGCCACGCTTACTTGAAATATCTAGATTTGGCTGAGTTTTAACCATCTCTCTCGAAAATCTTTCTAATTCTGCAATATCTTCATCAGAGATTTCATTTGTAATAGTCCACACCGGCGTGGGGAAAATATTACTTAATTTAAGTTCAGATCCAGCCAAGTTGTTTTACCTGTAATGGAGTTGTACAGTCATTAACTGCTTTCTTTTCAGCCATCATTTCGCCTAACAAGGTTGCTTGTTGAGCTTGGAATGCCGCATTCTTAGCAAGGGCTTGGCTAGCTAACTCTCCAACACTAATACCGCTAGCCGCTGATAATGCAGATAACAATGGAGTTGGATAGTTAGGATTTGCTTGGACAGCCTGTGATTCTTCTAACTGTTGTTGATGAGTACTTGCTTCTAACTTACTAGTCATGCTTCTCATGTTAGAAAATTTAACATCAAACTCGGCTTGAATTTCTAAGCAAGATAGATACTTATATCCTTTTAAGAATAAGTCAATATCTTCAGCAGAAGTTAAAGTAGGAAAGTGATGCATATGACCTTCAGCGATACTTTCTGGGTTATGATCTGCAACAGTAGTAACAAGTGCAACACAACCGTCGTCTAGGACAGTATAGTTGATATGTGCAAACTCTGCAATTACTTGCGGATCAGTTAACTGTACAATTTTATATTTTGCAATTTGATCTGCATTAAAATTTACAATAGGAAGATCTAACACTAACCAACCGTGAGTAGTGTATTTTGTATCTGGAGGTAGTTGGAATGTAAGTGGTTGATTCCAATCAATTTTCATTAAAAGCATGTTAGTAGGGACCTTGCTAAAAAGCGTTATTGTGCTGACCTTGCAATTTTGTCCTGTGTACCGTCTTGATTAAACTTGATCAATGTTTCTTGATCTTGTGCTGATCCTAACTGTGGTACTGGAATATATGCGGCCATTTCATTTGTAATCTTCAATGCTTCTTGTAGTGTTACATGGAAGATCTCTTCTGGTAAGTCCATCATCGCTTGCAGGTTACCTGTAGAAATTCTACCTGTAGATACAATATCTAATCCTGCTTGACGACCTAGACGTTTGACCCAGTAATCAATTTCGAGAGTATCTTTCATAGATAGCATCTCACCGATATCAAAATTATCATTGAAGTACTGTAATACTTCGTAAAAAGTAACCAATTCGTTTTTGATACGTTTAACTTCTTTTACATTTAAGTAAATCTTTTCTTCTACTTGATGGATTTCTAAATCAATTTCCATCTGATATAAAGGATCAGTTTCACGCTCGCGCTTCTTTTTCAAGATTTCAATCTTAAGCTGATTCTTTTTATCTTCATATTCTGCTTTACGTAAATTTTCTTCACGTACTTCTGATTCCATCACAACTTGTTGCAGTTGTTTAACGGGTGTAAGCTGTGAGTTAATAACAAACTGCTTCATTTGGAAGTCACTCATACCACGGGGTAGAGCTTCTACTAAATCAGCTATTTGCCAAACTTTCTTTTCTGTTGATTCCATTTTTAATCCTTATCTCTGTTATGTGCTTGTAATGATTTGGTAATGTTTTTTGTGCAAGATAAACTTGTACTTTAGCATCCTGTGTTACCTTAGGATAATAATGAGCTTCACCAAACCCCCTTAGCAATTCGTTCCATTGAAAATAAGGATAACCGTTATCGAGGTTATCTTCCTTCGTTGGATATTTATATTTAAGAGAACGCCAAAAATCCTGGAAGTCTTTTGAGTTACGGGCGGCTTCGCTTGCCGCTACCCAAAACGGCTCTTTTCTCTTGCTAAAGGCATAATGACTCAACACCACAACTTTAATATAGCGTATTTTTTCCTGTATTTCTGCGTTTGCCCATGCATGGGTTTTGCGCCCTGTAATAACTTCAACGGCATATTCAATAGTTTTACCTGCTAAATGGATCGCTGTGGCTTCTAATGGTTCTATGAACCCGCTACTCATACCCGCCGCAATAATATTACCTTTAATGATCTCTTTATAATAGCCAGGACTCATTGTGATCTTTCTAGGATTTTCAATGCCTGTTGCTTTGGTAAACTCTGTTCTAGCGTCTTCATCGTTAATAAACTGACTACTGTAGATGTATCCGTTACCAGTTCTTTCGTAGACTGGGATTTTAAAGCGCCACCCTGCTGTCATCCCTATACTAGATGTAAACGGCTCGTACTCTTTTTCTGGGTTCGTATAAGATTTTTGTCCTACTATTGCTGTATCTACTAATAGTTCATCGCTGTAACTACAAAATTCGCTGTCTGTTTTGCTGATCAGTAAGCGACGGAATCCCGAGCAGTCAACGAACCAGTCTGCAACTACAGTGGTGCCGTTATCTAAGGTGACGCTTTTACAAGTATTTCCGTCCATCTCAACTTCTGTTATCTCTGCGTGAGTTAGTGTAACACCCTTTTCTGTACTACGTGCTTGTAACAAATTAGCAAGCTCTGTCGCTACAAAGTGACATCCGTGCATACTGTTTTCGTGTAACCAAGGGCACTTATTATTATTGCCAACAGCCGCGGCTAAATCACTACCCCACATTTCCCAGTCCGGGTCAGTTGATAACCAAAAAGGTTTTTCAGCAAAGTCGATAAATTTGATTCCTAATTTGACGCCGCCACCCGTGAGTGCAACTAACTCTGTGGCTTTAATACCTAGGTCGTTTAGCATTTTCATAATGCTAGGCCACGTTCCTTCACCTACGCCAATGGTGGGAATGTTTGGACTTTCAATTAAATGAATTTGATAATTTGGAAACTTGTTAATAAGATAAGCGGCGGAAAGCCAACCAGCTGTCCCACCGCCCACGATGCATATTGTCGTCATAAACCTACTTATTAAGGTAGTGGACCGTAACAAGCACTTCCTGAAGATTGATTACGCTGACTATATACTGAGCCCAATACTTGGTGACTATCCGAAGGATAATATGTTTTAACAGAAACGTTATTTTGTGCGCCGTTATATCCTGCGATAAAGTAACCGTAGTCTTGTCCCATAACTGCACATTGCTCGCCGTTGTTATACTGTTGGCTAGGTGAACTCGACCAGCTTTCGCTTGCAACGTTAAATCTTGACATAGCGGATGAAGCGTTTGGATTCATGTACCACTTGTAGTATTTTGTTGGCATCGCTTTACCAGCTTGACCGCCACCGAACGGAGCTTCACCTGTAGTTGCACCGGATGCTGTCATTGTGGAATAGTTCCATCTGTATGGACCACTTTGGCCTGGAGTAAAGTTATACCCGTAATTGTTTTCTGCAGGAACACCAGCACCATAGGAGTGCGAACCTGGAGTTGCATAACCAACACCCCAGCTGTTTGTTGTATAGTTAATATAGTTTCCTGTACCACCAATTTGGATCATACCGTATTGGTTATTAGCACCAGTTTTAGTACCATTATGCCAAGAGTTAGGTGAGTAAGAACCTGTTGGACGATTTGAAATCGTTGTAAGCGTCCATGATGCCCAGTCTTGTATGTTTGCTTGAACGCTTGAGTTACCTTGGTGGTGATATGCGTACCACTCTGAACTATGCCATCCACCATAATAATTTGTAAAGGACAATGTTTGTGGTTGTTCTAGAGCAACGTCACAACTGTGATGTACACGTAAAATTTGTGACCAAATACTTCCGCCTACATAACCACCAGATACGCAACCTTGTTGTAATACGATTTCGTTTTTATAATCGTTTGGTTTAGCTACAAACTTGTACCACGCATAGTAAGCCTGAGAGCCGCCTGATGAAATTGGAACGTAGGTGTTACCGGCAGGGCCAGTTGATGGATATCTGTTAGTTGAAAATACAAATTCGTTAATATCACTAACATATCCGATATAACCCGGGGTTGCAGTCGCACTTAAATTAGTACGAGCAGTATACTTTGCAGGAATAATGTTTCCTGTGTTATCAATAACTAATAGTCCGTTGCTGTAAATTGCCATTTTGGTAAATTCCTTGTGTATTCTTATTTATTAAGCAGTTGGGTTACCAACGCTTTTAATTCGTCAATTTGCGCCTGTTGCGCTTGTATTGTATGCTCGTGTTCTTTGATAGCATTAACTAATAGTGGAACCACGCGATCATACTGTGCTGTTAGATAGTTTTCGCCTGATTTAGACTTAGATTCTGTTTTTAGATTCTCATCTTGATCAAATGGTGCCGGAACTACAACTTCTGGAATTACTAGATTAAGTTTCTGAGCACTTAAACCAAGTTTTCTGCGGTTGCCGACTACTCCTAATGATTTTGCAATTTCGTTATCATAGTAGTAGAACCCCTCTAATTGCATTACTTTTGCAACTGCATCAGTAATAGGTCCTTCGATAATTTTTAATCGTTCGTCTGACGTTGCAGAATATACGTCGCCGACAACATAAAGCGTACCACCGCAAGTTGAGTTGTTACTATCTAGTTGCCAGTACCATGGCCATTGACCGTTAACCTGCGTCCATGCACCTGATCCTGCATCTGCGCCGGCACGTAGGACATATAACCTGTTGCTATTGTTGTGTAGATATGCGTTATTTTCGTCTGTATCACGGAAGTGGATTGTTGGAGCACCAGTTCTAATACCAATGTCGCCACCGGTACCGCTAGAACCGTTGTTAATATAAATGTTGTATGCTTGGTTACCAGTGAATGTATGTGTACCAGTTGCGCTTACGTTACCGTTCGATGACGTTAAAGTCCAGTTGTCGCCGGTTCCGCTGTTCGAAATAAAGTTGTATGATTGATCAACACGGAATCTATACCCGCTTGCCGTATTGCTACCATCGCCCCAACGCTGTAAGTTGATAGAACCCGATCCTGGACCTACTTGTAGTACTGCGCCACCGCCTTCTATCGCGTTAGTTGTACCAACACCAAATCCAGCTGTACCAGCATAAAATCTTCCACCTGTGCCGCCCGCTGTATTGCCTGTTACAGTCAGCTTGCCGCCGGTTGGGTCAAATATCAAGTGACTAGAGTCAATATAGTCAGTTGTAATATTACCGCTAGTTGCGTTGGTAAACATTGGATAATAACCAGTACCAGTAGCAACGTTAGTAACGCTAGCCGCGGCCGGAGCCCACTGGATTCCGGAACCAGTTGTTTGTAAGAAGTATCCGTTAGTACCTGCAGTTGGGGTTGCACCTGCATATAGCGCACCACTTAGTAATAAACCAGATGCTATACTTGCGCCTCCACTAACTACCAGCGAACCCGAACCTGCTGTTGCGCTCGCCGCCGTTGTTGCACTAATAGTTACGTTACCGTTAGCATCAATAAAGATACGTTGGGTGCCTGCGCCGTTAGCGATAACAATCTGACCGTTGGCACTAACTGTACCACCACTGTTGTTACCAAGAATAACACAGTTGTCGTAGCCCAGTGCATTACCTGCATTGTAACCAATTAATACGTTGTTATTATTTGTTGAAATCGTTGAACCAGCGCCAAATCCAATTGCAGTATTGTTAATGCCGCTTGCCATCAATAGCAATGCGTTTGTACCGATAGCAGTATTACCACCGGTGACTAATGAACCTGAACCTAACGCACGATAACCGATAGCAGTATTATTTTGTACGCTGGCGCCTGAGGCCGCAGATAACGCTGAGGTTCCTATACCTGTATTGTTTGAACCAGCTACAATTAGCTGACCTGCAACGTTACCAACGAACGTATTGTTACCACCTGTAGTTACACCGTTACCTGAATTGTATCCTAAGAATGTGTTTGCCGTGCCGCCCGTTGTTAAACTTGCGCCTGATGAGTTACCGACTACAGTATTTGTTGTGCTGGCTAAGTTACCTTGTCCGATGCGTACTGAGTTAAAATAACTGTCTGCACCTGCCCAGTGTGCGCCACCGGAACTAATACCACCATAGGTTGTAATAGCACCAGTTGATGTACTGGTTGCCGCTGTTGATTGTGGAATGACAATTTGATTGTATAACACATTCAATGAGTTGTATTGTGTAGCTACAGCACCCGCACTTTGGCTTGCGGCCGATACTAAGAATTTAAATCCGTTTGAATCTTGTAATTGAATTTGACCGTTGAAGCCGGTGCCCATTACAGTATATGCAGAACCGTCTAGAGTATAGCTGTTAAAACCAATTCCACGATAAGAACCAGTTTGAAGTGCAAGACCAGTTAATGAGTTAGTGGTAAGATATGCCGCAACGTTTGTAGTTGTATTAACTGATAGGCCGTACGTGCTGGCCGCGCCGCCGACTGCTAGGTTAGCACTTAGGTTAAACGATCCACCAATGTTCAAGTTACCACTGATGCCTACACCACCCAAAACCTGTAGTGACCCTGTACCTGTAGTTGTTGACTGTGTATTGCCGCCAACTGTGACATAACCCTGATATGGTGCTAGTTGTATTTGCCCTGTGCTGTTTACTGTGATACTTGGAATACCGCTAACGTCGTTGACTTGGAAAAACTGTCCAGTCATACCATCACCGATGGTGTGTACCTGTCCCGCCGTTGCTTCCCAACTCAATGTACCAGCATCTAGCACACGGGCATACAAGGTCGCAGATGAGCTTGCGCTACCGCCCTGGTACGCAACTATAGGCTCGGCTGTGCCAGAACCTATGTTTGGGGTTATTAAAATGTTACGATTACTGTATGCCATATTATTCCAATATTTACCTTAAATTATAGTCCGTATCTGCCCTTGAGTGCAACATAAGATGCACGTACTTGGGATGCAGATAAGGCAGTATTCCAGAAAAGTGTAGGTCCAATTAGACCGTTGCACGGTCCTGATTGTACACCAACTTGGAATGTAGCATTATTACTTGATGGGCCACTTACAGTTCCCGAGTTATCTAATACTCCATTATAATAAAGACTACTTACCGCAGTACTACCGCCAGATGCTACTCCGGCAAATGTGCCAGTCCAACAATGCCAAGTGTTTAATGGTATTGTTGCGTTTGAATATAAATCTCCACCTGTACCGTATGTTTGCCAACGCATCTGTGTCAAGTTACCTGCGTATAAGTTAACGCTGTTAGAACCAGATACATAGTTAAAGAAACCGCCAGTTCTACTGTTTAAATTTAAAAACTGCATAACAGTAAACCCTGTTGAAAGATTTAAGTTATAACTTGCGCCGCTAACAATAGCACCAGCAGTGGCATTACTAAAACTAGCACTGGCATAGGTAATTGATGATAATGTTGCCGGTTGATTGTCTATTAGATTATAAGCAGTACTACCCGATCCGCTATAACTTTTACTGTTATACGGATCTAGATAATATGCTAGATTTGTTAAGGGAATCTGTGGTCCGAATGTTGATGCCATTTTTTATCCTTTGAACTCCGTGTTAAGTTTACCAATGTCTTTACGTTCTGCCCATACTGTGTAGAAGCACTTGCAAGGACCTCCTAACATCGAGTCGTTATCAATAAAGATTGAACCAGTTCCTGCATCAATGCGTTCGACATATAATTTCTGGAACTTGCCAATAGGTGTTAGATCAACTGTTATAGTATCCATGTCAACTAACGATAACCAATAGTCCGGAAGTTGGATCACACGACCTTCTAACTTACCACGAACATATACACCGTTCTCTGGTCCTTCTAAGCTACCATATTGTAACTTGTAACCTTTCTTAGTTGGGTGATCTATTAAGAAGCTCTTAGCAGTTGCATATAATGTGCCACCGACGTATGCATTTCCACCAATACCAACTCCGCCGTTAACAACTTGCAATGCGCCTGTTGTTGTACTTGTTGAGTTTGTAGCATTGTTGATAATCAAGCTGTTTGGAGTAGAACCATACAAGCCTAAGTTGGTCATTAGTGTTGCAGTAGTAACAACCTGTGCATTGTTTACGGTTGCTGTGTTAGCAATATATAAACTACCACCTGCATAAATGTTGTTGTTTGCAGTTACTAGTGCGTTAGTGGTAACCTGGTATGGACCTGCTAGATAACCAGCTTCGCCTTGTGCGCCCCAGATATAAGCACCTGCACCGCCTGTACCAGCATAGCTAGTGTTTGTTCCACTTAATAAGGTATCGTAACCTTGTGCTGAATATACACCAAATGTTGTAATTGCCGCACTTGGGGACGCCCAAACAGTAATTTGGCAACGGTACCAACCGTAGTATCCAACTGGATCTATTCTAGCAGTAGTGTTGTATAATGGAGTAGGACCAGCTTGGTAAGCACCAGTGCTTAGGTTAAAATAAACACCATGTGCTGAGCCACCTGCATTTACATACAATGCGATGAATGTACGTGTATTTGCCTTGGCATATATACTGAATGTTACAGGACCAGTTACTCCAGTTAATGTTTGTTGGAAGTAATGGTTACCAGTTGCACCAGATTCTGTTAATAATGTTGCGTTAGTTGTACCGTCTGGGCTTGTTGTAGCATTTAAACCTGCTGAGCCAGCAATCTTAGTCCAGTTACTGTTACTTACTGACCAGTCCTGTGAATAGTACAATAAGTTATTGCCGCCTGATGCATATAAACTTGCACCAGAAACGTTGCTTGTACTTTCAATTGGACCGCCAACTTGAACATATGATCCGCTATCGTCGTACGCCTTGTTGACAATTAATTTTTGTCCAACAAACAAGTTACCGTATAACGATCCACCACCGTAAACTTGCAATGCACCAGATGCTGTTGAAATTGCAACAGTACCGCTAGTTACTGCAATGTATGGAGTACTTGTAGAAGATCCGCCTCCGCCACTACCACCTGATCCAACTAGTGAACCGTTAGCGTAAATGTTACGTGCATAAATGTCACGTACACCCATGTCGCCTGCGATAATAACAGCACCAGTAATTGTTGAGCTTGCTGTTGTAGCATTTGTAAAGTTAGTTACACCAGGAACAGTTACAGCTTGTGTGCTGTTTGCGCTGAATACAATATTACCTGCACCGTCTGAAATAATAACGTTGTTGTTGCTTGAACTAATACCGCTACCGTTGTTACCACCAATTATAACGTTGTTACCACCGCTAGTAATTGATTGACCTGCTTGGTAACCTAGTAGTACGTTTTGTGATCCGCCTGCTAATGTTAAACCCGATTGATAACCAATGATTGTATTTCTTGCACCGCTTGTAATTACGTTACCTGCTTGATAACCGATACCAATGTTGCTTGCGCCTGTATTAGTTACGCCTGCACCTGCTAGGGCGCCTTGACCGATAGCAACTACATAGTTACCTTGTGCAGTTTGAGCGGCTTGATAACCGATAGCAACGCTTGAGCTACCAGGAGTACCACCGTTCATTGCCTGCGTACCAATCGCTACGTTATTAACCGTTGCGCCAGCATTTTGTAGAGCTTGTAAACCAATACCGATATTGTAGTTACCAGAGCTTAAACTTGTTAACGCATTAGATCCAATACCTACGTTATATGTTCCACTTGCTACTGCGTTGATTGCACCGACACCAACTGCAATGTTACTTGCAACTGCGCCGCCGCCGAGACCGACACGCATTGTGCCAATATAATGATCGCCACCGGAGTAGATTGTTCCTGCTACACCAACACCGCCTGTGACCTGTAATGCATTACCTGCTACTGCGGTAGTTGCCGATGAAGCGTTACTAATTGTAACAATTCCAGATGCACCTATCGTAGATTGGAATGTTGCGGCTCCGACTACAGTTGCATTACCACCAACCCATAAGTCTTTACTTAGGCCAATACCGCCCGTTGTGTATAATGCGCCGGTACTTGTTGAGGTAGCATTAGTTGTATTATTAATATAAATTGGGTTAGTTACTGTGCCGCCGTTAAACGCACCAGTAAATGATCCAATGTTAGCTGTTGTAACAATTTGATATCCGTTAATCCAACCTGGGTTATCTAACCATAAGCTAGACGCTCCGATTCCACCTGTAACAATCAGTGCGTTGCCTGCCTTAGTACTTGTGCTTGCAAGAGCCGATGCAACAAATACTGCACCGGTAAAGCTCGAAGCAGATCCAACATAGAAGTTACCTGTTACACCTGCGCCACCTTGTACTTGTAATGCGCCACTGCTTGCGGAACTTGCTACAGTAGCAGTTGTAATTACTAAACCAGTTGGTGTAATTTTAGCCACTTCATAGGAGTTCTGATTAGCAAAGTAAATGTTGCTCGAGAATCCAATTGTAGTATCACCGGCTTGTGCGCTTGGACTAAAGTTAGCGGCTGACCCGTTAACTCCAATACGGAAGTCTGCTGTGTTGCCTGTGTTTGTTCTCGTGATATTAAGAGCAACATATTGGCTTGCATTATTAGATAAAATTACATGTTCAGTGTTACCACTTTGAGCACGGAAGCTACCGCGTACATCTAATTTTGCTAGTGGTGTTGTAGGTGTTGTGATACCAAGGATCATATTTCCTGAAGTATCAATTAAACTACGAATCGTTAATGATGAACCATTTGAAGTGTATAAACCTAAGTTGCCTGATAAGCCGCTAACTGCACCAACAGCCGCACCACCCGCAGATAATGTTTGGTTTTGATTCATGAAGCCCAAACCAGCTACACCAATAGTAACTAAGTTACTACCAATCTGCCAGCGATAACCTGTTTCACTACCTTGAACTTCGTAAATTGCGTTTGCGCCACCACCACTTGTGATCTGTACACGTGAGCTATTGCCAGCGCCGACTACTGTGTCGCCGTTAACTTCAAGAGTTGCATTACCTGGGCTCACGCCTGGATTAGTTGTACCAACTCCAATCTTCTGTGCAAAGTATACATTACCACCAATATTCATACCACCAGTGATACTCGCGCCGCCTAATACTTGTAAGCTACCTGTTGCTGTTGTACCTAGTGTTACTGCTTGGTTAGCTGTACCGCCAATATTAGCGTAACCACCTGCCCAAATGTTTCCACCTATACCAACACCGCCATTGGTAACTTGGAATGCACCAGTTGTTGTGCTTACTGATTGTGTAGAGCTGTTGACAGTTAATGAACTGTTGATTGTACCACCGGAGAAATTGTTAATTGTTGCCGCTGTAACAATTTGTGATCCGTTAATGTAGCCGTTGTTTGCTAGATAGATACTGTAAGCACCAATACCACCAACAACTTGAAGAGCGTTGCTTGTTGTTGATATAGCACTTGATGTAGTACCTAAGATCATTGCGGCATTACCTACCCACAAGTTGTTACCTGTAGCAATACCGCCCTGTGATTGGATAGCACCAGTTTGTGTTGAGAATGCACTTGTTGTATTTGTGCTGGTCAGTATGCCAGTAATCGTACCGCCACTGAATTGATATCCTGCAATATTAGCCGCAGTAATAATTGGGCTACCTGCAACATAACCGCTGTTAGCGATGTTTAAGTATTGTGCGCCAACACCACCTGCAACATACAATGCGTTCTGTGTAACGTTAGCCTGTACCAGGTTAAACAATTGGCTTGCGATCGTGGCACTTGTACCGATGTTTAAGTTACCGCTAACACCAACCCCGCCTGTTACAATTAATGTACCGTTAGTTGCCGTTGTTGATTGAGTAGCACCGTTAATTCTTGAGAACTGAACGTATTGGGTGTTCCATGGAAGAGAAGCACTACCTAAATTAAATCCGCCACTTGTGCTTGGCGATAAGTTAGCGCCTGATTGCCATGTGCTAATACCGTCAAATAGTAAACTTGCATAAGTTGCTCCGACTGGACCAATTGCCAATCCTGAACTTGATGCAAGAGTAGCGTTAGTTGAACCGGTACTTAGATAGATTATCTTATCGTTAGTTTGAATTCTTGTGCTGTCAACGATAGTTTGAATGCCATCAACATACAAGTCACCTACTAGATGTAAACTACCACCGACCCACATGTCTAATCCGACACCAACACCACCAGCTACTGTTAGCGCACCGGTTGATGTGTTAACTGCATTAGTTAAGTTGCTTAGATTTAGTGCATTGGAAATTGATCCGCCGCTGAATGAGTTAATTGTAGAGCTTGTAACAATCTGAGCGCCGTTGATATATCCAACGTCTGTTAAGTAAATGCTCTTACCGCCGATACCACCTGTAACTGATAATGCATTACCTGCAATAGTCGTAGTGCTTGCTACTGAACTTGCTATGGTTGCAGTATCGTTTATAATAACGTTTTTGTTAACAGCAAGTCCACCGGATACAACTACTCCAGCAAGACCAGCTGTAATTCCAGAGGCCGCTGTACTTGTAGTGAATGTTGTGTTTCCGCCGACATTTAAACTACCTAATGTAATTGTGTTGATATTGGTAAATGTATTATTAACACTTACCAAGCCACCGTTCATTGTAGCAACGCCGCCTACGTTCAAGTTTAGTAAAACGCCAGCGCCACCTTGTACTCTCAACGCACCAGAAATATTTGAACTAGATTGTGTTGTTGTGTTAATGTACAACGGTGTCGTAATCGTACCACCATTGAACGCAATTGAACTTGCGTTAGCTGTTGTAATAATCTTGCCGCCAGCAATCCAACCTTCTTGTGATAGATATAAACGTGATGCACCAATACCACCAGTAACTTGTAATGCATTACCTGCGATTGTACTTGTGCTATTGTTAGAACTAGTGATAAGTTCTGTAGGTGCTTGAATTTGATTCTGTAATACAAAATTACCAGCTGGAGTAAATCTAGCCCATTCAGCTACTGTAGGAGTTCCACCGTTATTGTAATAATTACCGCCTGCAAAAACTAATGCTTGAGCGATGCCTGCAAACTGTTCACCTACGCTAATCCAGTTTTCGAATGAGTTACCGCTATCACGACTTGTTTGAGTAATTTCAAACGTAGGAATATCTGCACTAAAGTTTGTTGCCCAGTTAGTTGATACCAAGCTCAACATATTGGAAATTGTGCTTGCAGACCCTGCCTGTGAATTTGGTGATACTAGATCGATACCAAATACAGGATTAGCATTACCAAAGCCAGTTGCGCCGATTGCAAATCTTGCAACTTCTGCGTTATTAACTAAAATTGCAACTGGTTGATTTGAATATGCGCCAAGTTGTACTGTTGATAAGTCTGCGGCAGGCCCAAAATATCCTTGTGTTACAAATGTTGGATCAATAAAGTTATAAGAACCACCACTCCATACATTGCCACCAATGCCAGCGCCACCCTTAACAACTTGTAGTGCGCCAGTAGTTGTGTTCACTGACTGAGTCGAGCTGTTAATGATCAACACATTATTAATAGTACCACCAGAGTAACTATTCAATGTGTTAGCTGTTAGAATTGGGCTTCCATTTAACCAACCAGCAGTTTTAATGTTGATATAGTTTGTACCAATACCGCCGGCAACTTGTATTGCATTGCCGCCGATGGTCGCTGTATTAGACAGCGCACTGGTACTTGAGAATATGCCAGTAATTGTGGCAGTACTCATTTGAATATATCTAAACGATGCTGTTGTTTGGCTTGTGAATGTTCCCCAAGCAAATGTCGCACCGCCAATACCAACTCCACCTGTTACAGTTAATGCACCAGTTATACTGCTCGATGCAACTGTAGTGGTTGTAATGTTGATTGGTTTGTTAATTGTACCGCCGTTGAACGCAAAGTTGCCAATGGTTGCGGTTGTAATAATAATTCCGCCAGCAATAGTACCGATAGTTCCGACGTTAATCATGTCGGCATAAATGCCGCCAGTTACTAGTAGAGCGTTTGCGCCAGGAGTAGTTGTGCTTTCGGCGCTGTTTGCAATACTTACAATACCGCCAATATTTACGTTACCACCAATGCCAACTCCGCCGACTACTTGGAAAGCACCGCTTTGTGTATTTGATGATTGTGCCTGACTTGTGAATACTGTGTCAAATGGATTATTTGTAGTAACAACCTGCGATCCACCAACCCATGCACCTAGCTGTACATTTAAGGTGCCGCCAACGTATGCGCCACCGGTTACACCTAAACTGTTTCCGGTTTGTGTAGTTGTGTTAGAGTAATCACCAAGGATGTTAACCTTTTCGCCGATGTTGACTTGTTTAGCAATACCAACACCACCTGCTACTTGCAATGAACCAGTTTGTGTATTAGTAGACGGTGTATTAGCAGAAATAATAGCGTTAGCTGAATATACATTGCTCCATACTAGACTTGCTGAACCTAAATTATAGTTCAATGTTGTAGCTGGTACAACACTTGCACCACTTGCCCAGCTAGTGTTACCGTCAAATAAGAATGAAGCTAGGGTAGCGGTTGATGCACCTATCTTAATACCAGATCCAGTTGCCTGGCCTGCTATAGTAGATGCAGAACTTAATGTTATTGTCTTATCGCCAGTTTGTATTCTTGTACTGTCAATGATAGTTTGAGTACCATCGATGAACAAATCACCCAAGATATGTAAATCTTTGCCAACCCATAAGTTAGCACCAATACCAACACCACCTACTACTTGTAGTGCGCCAGTTTGTGTATTTGTTGCATCGGTTGCGTTGGTAATACGCAACGCATTATTGATGTCACCACCACTGAAACTATTCAATGTTGATGTTGTAACAATTTGTGCGCCATTGATGAAACCGCTTGTTTGTACATACAGATTGTTTGCGCCAATACCGCCAGTAACTTGCAATGCGTTACCTGAAATACTAGTAGTAGTAAACAATGCATTATTAACAACAACAGTCGCCGTTGTAGTTGCACCACGTTTAGTTACAGAATCTAAGGTGCTTGTATTCCATAAAGTAATATCACCTGATCCTGCTGTTATTGAAGTATCTGTGCCGGCTGTGATACTTGTTACACCAGTGTTAACAATGTTTACAGTACCAGTTGATGCACTAGCACTTAGGCCTGCGCCAACTGTAATTTGTGTTACACCAACGTTTGTAATTGTCAATGTAGCAGATGGGCCTTTTATACTAGATGTACTTAAACTAATGCCCGTACCTGCATTTACATTAATAGAGGAAATAACACGGTCGTTGCCGTTATCAAAAATTGCAGAGGCAAATAGTGATCCATATACGTACGAATTACCAACTATCCTGTTGTCGCCACCGACATATAAATTCTTACCAATACCAACACCGCCTACTACTTGTAGTGCGCCTGTTGCAGTTGAAGCACTTTGAGTTGGGTCAACATTGATTAATGGAGAGTGGATTGTTCCGCCGTCAAATACTGAAGTGTATTGTGCTAGGTTCGCTGTTGTAACAACGCGAGCTGTTCCTACCCATGCATCTTGACTGATATATAAATGTGCGCCAGCGATGCCGCCAGTTGTTCCAATGCTATTACCAGAGATAGTTGCGGTGTTGAATACTGTGCTAGTCGAAGTAGCTGTATCAAAGTGTACAGTCTTAACATATAAATCTGACCATTGTGCAGTATTAGAACCTAAACTAAAATACGTGTCAGTAAACGGAATAATGCCGCCCTTACTGATCCAATTGCCGCCGTAGCCACCGCCATATCCATCAAACAAGAAACTTGCCCAACGATCGGCTTCAAGCCCGTCATCTCTACCAACAACAAGTCCAGATCCTTGTGCAAGGATTGAGCTCACTGATAGTGTGCTTAAGAATATTACCTTGTTACCAATGTCAACACTTGTGCTGTTGATACTAGTAACAGTTCCTGCGACTGTTAAACTTCCTTGGATCGTTACTGGACCGCCAATATATGCGCCACCGTTTGGAATGTTTAGTGCAGTTGAAGATGTACTAGTAATTTGTAATGGTGTTGTAATTGCTTGGCCGCCGACTAAATTACCAATCGTAGCGGACGTTACAATTTGTGCTCCACCAATATAACCGTAATTACTAATATATAGATTTGATGCGCCGATACCACCAGTGACTGCTAGTGCATTACCTACAATAGTCGTTGTACTAACGTTAGCATTAGTTAATGAAACTGCAACAGCTGATGAGTTTCCTCGACCAAGTGTTGTATCAAGTGTGCTTACATTATTAACTGTAATTGAACCAGTGTTTGATGTTACAGAAATATCTGTGCCACCATATAACGACTGAACACCTAAGTTAACAATATTAATAGTCGAAGTCGTACCCGATTTAGTTACGCTTGCACCAATGTAGCTATCTGTAGTAGCTGTAATATTTGTTAGTACAGAGCCGCCACCTAAAAGATTTAAGTTGCCACCTACTGTTAAGTTTCCGCCGATACCAACACCGCCATCAACAATTAACGCACCTGATTGAGTGCTTGTTGATTGTGCAAGATTAGTAATATGTAATGCGTTAGGAACTAGGCCGCCAAGTGCTGTACCAATAGTTGCAGTTGTAACAATCTTAGCATTACCAATGTAGCCCCAATTAGCAATATATAATGTTTGTGCGCCAATACCACCAGTGTTTACTGTAATAGCATTGCCAGCAACAGTTGTAGTACTTGATAGTGTACTTCCGACAAATATACTTTGTCCTACGCCAATGCCACCTACTACTTGTAGAGCACCGGTTGTAGTAGAAGTTGCATCTGTACTACCTGGAATTGTTAAATTCTGAACACTAAAATTACCGTTAACTTGCAAGTTACTTTGTACAATGGTCATTGTACCGGCAGGATTAATATTAATGTTGCCTGCCGCACTACCTAATGTGTTTCCACTAATAAGCATTTGGCCAGCTTGTACACTACCTGGTAAAATATTTGTCGAATTTGTACCGTTACTAATTTGTAAACTTGCTAGACTTGTTAGATTTAAGTTTGAGCCACCAAAGCTGACATTACCAGTTGCTTGGCTTACATAGAAGCTACTACCGACACGGAAGTCACCACTTTGATCAACAGTTTGATAATAAATCTTACCACCGTTGGTTTGTATCACTTCGTTGGCTTGTACCGCCAGGCTTGCATCATCAGTGATGTCACCGCCTGCACCAATAAAGCTCATGTTGAACGCAATTAGTTTTAAGTCTGTACCAGTACCGTTAGCAATAACACCTTGGTTACCAAACACAGCCGCACTACCAATAGAGCGTAGTTCAGCACCGAACTGATGATAGTCTGCTAGAACAACTTGTTTAGCACTTGCCGGACTGTTACCAGTTGAATAAATGTTTTGTGTTTCTGTAACATCTGTATCGAACTGTTGACCACCAGAGGCACCATTCATGTGCATCAATAATACAGTGGCGCTATCATATCCGAACGGGTTGCTAGCTAATCCAAAAGAACTTGCGTAACGAGCAACATTACTTACACGGAATTCATCAATGTAACCAGTTAGATACCATTGACCGTTAGTTGAATCAGCACCAATGTCTAACGGATCATTATTAGTTACGCTAAACGTGACTCCTGTTTGACTTGCTTCGATATTGCCGTCTAAGAATGTTGTAAGTTTATTATTAGTAGTATCGCGGACCATTGCAACATGATGCCACGCACCTGTTGTTATTGTGGTCGACCCTGTTAAGGTAACAGAGCTATCTAAACCTACTAGTACGCCTGCCGCACTAATTTGTAAACCAAAACTAGTTGACGGTGTTGATGGATTTCCTTTCTGGAAAATAGTCTGTGTTGTACCGATAGCCGATATGTTAATCCAACATTCAAATGTAAATGCACCGACACCAAACTGCAATGATGAATCGCTAAGAATTTGTAAGTAATCGCTAGTCGCCGAATCAAATTTAGCACTTGCCGTACTAAACTTATAAGGGCTAATAACTGTTTGAGCACTACCGTACGGAGTAACTACTTTTGAGCTACCTGTAACTGCGGGTCTGAATCCGTAGGCCGGACCTGATATATAAACGTATGTACCATCGTTAGCCGCAATAGTTCCAAGAGCTAGAATAGGACCTAGAGGATCTGCATAGTATAATGTATCGCCGGCTGTAAATGTTCCGCTTATGTTTGCTAATTTTAATCGTGTACGACCAATACCGCCTACACCAGCTGAACCTGCTTGAGCATTAATTGCCTTGCTAGCAAAATAGAAGAATGTGTTTACTATTTCTGCACGGGCACCGTTAGTCATGAACAAACCAGTAGCGGCTGGAACAATGAATGTTACTTCATTGAACAGCATTGTTGGTTCTAGTGAGTTAGCATTTAGTACGCTGGCATCTAAATATGCACCGTTACCTGCGTTTCCTGAGTTATAACCATACGGATCTAACGTAGTAGTTGTAGTACCTTTGGTTATGAAACTTACTCGTTCAACGTACGGAGATTTAGTAGTAATTCTTGCGCCTGTGGCAAATTTTACACCGTAACCTGGACTGAAATAACCGCCTACTACTAAATCGCTTAGAGTAGTTTCACCATTCATTAAGAAGCCAGACTGTGTGTTAGTTCCGCTTGTTGGCTGAACTATAGTTGCACGGAGGCCCGAACCTTCTACACTAACCCCGACTGGGATAGTTAATGGAAATGCTTCGTTGAACGTACCTGGACCAATATGTACAGTACCGCCCGACGTTACTACACTCAATGCTTTGGCAATAGTAAGAAATGCTGTTGCTGGTCTTAGACCATCGTTCGAATCGCTACCGTCTACACCAACGTAATAAACGTTAGCTGTATAATAATTTAAGTTAACGCTGTTAGCATAGATATTTCCAGTATTTGGCTTCGTTGACAAATATAAGGATGAATTAGGACTTGTAATTGTTCCTACAAATTGTGTACCAGTAGTATAAACGTTTGATAAGAAGCTTGAATTGCCAGCAAATGAGTTTGCACCAGCCAAAACTGATAGGCTTTGGTTGATAACAACTGGGCCTTGAACATTTAAATTACTTTCAAATCCAACACCACCGTCGACAATCAATGCGCCAGTCTGTGTACTTACTGATACAGTACTAGAAGTAATATGGATCGCATTAGGAATAATGCCACCTAAACTATTATTAATAGTCGCTGTCGTTAAAATCTCACTGCCGTTAATGACACCGGCTTTTTCCAACATAATACTATAAGCATAGATACCGCCAGGACCTGTGCCGCCTTCGCCTTTTAGATATAAAGCGTTAGTAGCGGAATTAGTAGTACTTGCAAGACTGTTGTTTAATACAATCTGATACGAACTTGTGTTGCTTCGAGCAGTAGTTGATTGTAATGTTGATAGATTTTGTATTGTAAGGTCATATGATCCGGAAATTGCTAGATCACCGTTCGGACCTACCGGAACTGCTAGAGTTCTAACACCAGTATTAACAAGAGTAACTGCACCTGTTTGACTATTAACTGTGCCATTAGCAGAAATTCCAAGACCTGGAACAATACTTGTAACACCAGTATTTGTTAGTGTGACTGTTACTCCGGATGCAGTAGTTGATACTCCAACTGTAATACCAGTTGAACCAACAATACTTGCACTACCTAGAACTCTACGACCGTAATCATAAATCGCTGTAGAATATAAACTTCCATTAAAACTTGCGCCACCTGTGACAATTAAATCGCCTGTACCATAGCCCGTCGCCGCGTTTCCGCCTGCTAGTTTTAATACACCAAATTTAGCGGTACCTAAGTTACCGCCAGCAAGTGGGTTAGTTAATATTTCTGTTAAGCCGCCTGGCTGGACATCTGTTAAGTATGTAAATTCGCCGCTTGCACTTACTCGACCAAAGAACGCATGGTTATCAAATGTTGTGTTTGAACCTGTATTATAGTGAACAACAATACCGCGATCAAAAGTGTCGTTAATTGTTAGTGCTGTATTATCTTTGCCGGTACCGATATCGATTAATGGGCTTACAATAAATGTTTCTGTAGAGTTAACAGTAACAATCGTATATGTACCTAGTACATTTAAACTGCCGTATATAGTAGTATCGCCGGCGACGTGTAATGTTTTTCCAATCCAAAGATCTTGGCCAATACCCACACCACCATCTACAATCAGCGCACCAGTTTGTGTACTGACTGATGTTGTGGAATTATTGATCCGCAATGGATTCGCAATGTTTCCGCCGATGAATTGATTGATAGTGCTAGTTGTAACAATCTGTGCGCCGCCTTGATAGCTGGTATTAAGAACGTTAATACTACCAAAACTTGCGCCACCTAATACGTTAAGAGCATTAGATGTTGTGTTGTATGTCGGACCGGGATTCGCAGAAGAAGTTGTAAGAGTTAAAACTTGATTAGTTAGTCCGCCGCGGGTAGTAACAGACTGTAATGTACTAATATCGCTGATTAAAACGCTACCAGTGCTACCGCTTAATTGAATGTCACTGCCAGCTACGACCTGTTGAACACCTACGTTGGTAATCGTGATATTACCAGTAGCTGTGTTAATGTTTATACCGGTGCCGCCGGTTAGACTTAGAACACCAGCATTGCTTAATGTAATTGAAGGATTAAGGGCACTTAATTGTCCACCACCACTTAAACCTGTTCCTGGAACTACAGTTAACAATGTAGGAACTTGATAGCCTAAACTGTAAATTGCGTTAGTTGCGCTGATAAAGCCGCCGACCCATAAATCGCGACCTATACCAATACCACCCGGTGTACTTAATGCACCTGTTGTGGTACTTGTTGAATTAGTTGTTGTATTGATAAGCAACGGTTCAGAGATGACACCACCTTTGAAACCGTCAGCTTGTGTTAAAATTTGTGAGCCTTTAATAAAGCCCAAGCCACCGATATTAATCGATCCAGCGTAGATACCACCGATAACTTGTAATGCGTTACCGTCTGGACTAATAGTCGATGTATTAATTGCAGAGCTAAGAACCTTAGCTACATCGCTTACTCTTAATTGTGCTAATGTAGCAGATGTAAGGACGTTAAGCTGGCCGCCAACGAAAACGTTGCCGCCGATGCCCGCTCCACCGGGTGTAGTGATTGCACCTGTCTGGGTGCTAGTTGAATTGTAGTTTGCTATGTTAGTAGCACGAACCACAAGACCATTTTTGACTATAAAATCGTCATTGTAAGCCATTAGTTTCCCTCTCCACGTCTGGCAATAATTGCTGTATCAACTATTTACCAAAGAAAGAGAAACTTGGTGTTTTATCTGCTTAGTGAGGTACGGTGTACTTTAACTGTTAGGGCAGTTGGAGTGTAATTTGGAGTAAATGTTAGGGTAACCACAGCACCGTTTAATTGTGCGTCAAACGAGCCCAAATCTCCGGTATTACTTGCCATACCGTATTCAGTGATATAACAGCTAGTTAATCCATCGTGGAATACTATTAATTCACTAACGTACAGCTTGTTAGGTTGTCCTCCCGGAGTTACATCAACTACTTGCACAAAGTATTTGGCGCTTTGGTAATTTGCAATACCAAAACTATCCAAACTCAGCTGTGCCTGGGCACTTACAGTTGGGCTTGTATAGGTATAGATTTCACTATTACCGATGTTTAGGTAATTTCCGTTGATATCTCCGTTACCTTCGATATTTAAATCTCCACCTATTCCGACACCACCTGTTACTACCAATGCACCTGTAGTAGGACCGTTACTTACAGAGTTATCTCCGACATAAACTTTGCCGTTGTTTACATATAACGCCCATGGACGGGTAATATTTGTAAATCCGTTACCTGCGGTTGGGCTATTTTTAATGTAAACTGTAGCTACATCGTTGTATGTTGTTGCTTGACCGCTGGTTGCACTTAGAGTAGGCTGACCGAATACGTTAACGTGTGCTGATCCAACAACTCCTTGCGAGTTTGTATCTTGGTATGTAGCATCTAGTACTGCTATACCAACACCTTGTTGTCCCCATGCACCTCTAATTACAGTTCCAGAACGTGTAATAGTTCCAGTTGATACAATATTTCCAGTGTTGAGCGGTACATTGACATTTACACTATTCTTAAAGAATTGCGTACTTGTTGTTCCTGCTACACTTACGTAAACTTGTTGTACTGCTGTTCCAGTGTCAACAACTGTTACACTAGATGTACTTGCAAAAATCTTATCAGGATTTAATCCTAAGTATCCGCCGGCCGCAAGTACAGTTCCTTGTACGTATAAATTATTGGCAATACTTACTCCGCCTGCAATCTTAACAGCACCAGTTGTTGTACTTGTAGCTGTTGTAGCATTAGTAAACTGTGTAACACCTGTAATCACAGCACTTGGTGCGCTTACTGTTGCAGTATTTGCGGCAGTTAAATTAACTGTAGCGGCCTGTAATGTAATACTACCTGCATTGCCCGGGACATTAAACAATGCGCCGTCATTTGCAAGAGCGGTAATTGAACTTCCAGTGAATGTATAATCAGCTATAACTGCGGTTGTGGCATTTAACGATCCAATAACAGTTGCATTTCCGCCAACAAACAAGTTTTGACCAATACCTGCACCGCCGCCAACTACTAATGCACCGTTAGTTGCATTAGTCGATGTGGTGTTATTGTTAATAGTAACTGCGTTTGTAGTTACGTTACCGTGATCAGTTACAGATTGTAAAGTTGCATAACTCCAAACCGTAACGGCTCCAGTTGCCGCGCTTACGTATGTATCTGTACCTGCTGTAAGTGCTGTTACACCTGCGTTGGCAATAAACAGAGATCCTGTACTTGTTGATAGTGTAATACCAGATCCAACTGCTGTAATATCAGTTACACCAACGTTACTGATCGTAATGCTTCCTGTACTTTGATCAACATTAATTCCAGTACCTGCTGTAGCACTTGTGACACCTAAGTTAACTAATCTTACAGATCCAGTTGAAGTACTTGCACCAGGTATGGTTCCGATTGCGCCAATACCTACACCAACAGTGATTGATTGAACACCAATGTTTGTAATTGTTACTAATGCACCAGTTGTAGTCGATAGTTGGATACCTGTTCCAGATGCTAGGTTAGTTAAACCTGTGTTGGTTAATGCGATAGTGACACCAGATGCTGTGGTTCTAGTACCTCCACTTAATCCAGGTCCTAACGCTAAACTGATATTTGTGCTTAACGGAACACCGTTTTGCAAGAATGCGCTGGCATTAATTGCTCCGCCGGCATTGATGTCGCCACCAACACCCAATCCGCCTGGACCAGTAATTACGATAGCACCAGTTGTTGTACTTGTAGAAGGTGTTAAGCTGTTGCTAACGATATCTTTATAAACAATACCGCCGTTAAAGTTACTTGCTGTAGAAATTAAGAAACCGTTTAATATCAAGCTACCGCCGATATATACGTCTTTATTAATTCCTAGTCCGCCTTGAATCTGTACTGCACCTGTTTGCGTACTGATTGTATTAGTTGGATTTGTAAATGTAACTTGTCCTGCAAGGGTTGAATTCCCGCCAACTCCAATACCGCCAGCAACCTGTAAGTCACCAGTAGTCGGACTCGTTGAAGCCACTCCACCTAATAGGTGTACATCGCTGAATAGTGCGCCACCTATAGTACCAGTAGACGAAAATGGGTTTGGAACATCGGTAACACCGCCTGGCCAAATATTTGTTCGGAATGTAAACTTGCGAGTCAAGTGCTCCATACCAATAAATGCATGAGCATCTGCGGCAACGGTTGCGCCAGTATTGTAGTGAACTAATACACCTTTATCAAATCCGTCATCTGTAGTTAATGGTGCATTATTAATTCCAGTTCCTACATCGATAACTGGGTCATCAATAGTAACTTGAGTTGAATTAATAATAGTCTGCTGACCTTGAACTATTAGGTTACCAGTAATTAATGCAATGCCGCCAACTGTTAAATTGCCAACTGTACTTGTACCAGCAAATAGTGTGCCAACTGTGGCGCTTGAGCCAACAGTTAAACTACCGCCAATTGTTGCTGTATTATAAACATTAAGAGCTGTGCCGGTCGCAGTTAATGTGATCGCTTTATCAGTAACTGCGCCACGTGCTGTTACTAGTTGCAAAGTATCCACACTTGCAATCGCAACGGAACCAGTATTTGCTGTTAAATTAATGCCGCTACCGGCTGTAACATCAGTAACACCAACGTTACTAATTGTAACATTACCTGTTGTGTTGCTAATATTGATGCCTGTTCCCGAACGAGCACTTAGTACACCAGTGTTGGTAATTGTTACATTACCAGTTGCTGTGTTTACTGCGATGCCAGCACCTGCTACGTTGCTGAGTACACCAATGTTAGTAATTGTTAAATTTGCAACCGGACCTGTAACAGTTCCGCCGCCACTTAATCCTGTTCCTGCTGTTAGGTTAACTGTGCTAATAACACGTATATTATTATCGTAAATTGCCGATGCACGGATTGTATCTGAAACAACAAAATTGCCACCTACACTTACGCCACCTGCAACTGTTAGAGCATTTGTAGCTGTATCTCCAATATAAACTGTACCGCTGTTTACATATAGAGCGTATGCTGTTCCGATACGAATGTTACTCGAGTTAGCTACTGGTGCGCCACCAATATACACAGTAGATGCTGTGCTGTATACAGTAGTATATTTGCTGTCAAATGTAGGAACGTCGATAAATGTCGCATTTAATGAAGTGTATGTGCCAAGACCGTCGAGATCGTAATATTTTGCACTTGGTAAGTTTAGACTTACGCCGGCACCGTTCCAATTACTAGTTGCCCAATCACCTTCTCGAGCTAATGTACCGCCCAAATGTACACTCTTGGCAACGCCAAGACCGCCATAGGATATCATCGCACCGCTTTGTGTGTTGTATGATTCAACTATTGAGTTTAATGTCAATGCTGTTGTGTTTAACAAGTTAGCAGGATCGCCAATCACTAATGGATAGTGAATAACGCCGCCATCAAATCCTGTCGGAGTCGCTGTAGTTAATACTTGGGCACCACCTGAATATAGTGTGCCGGCATTGATGTTTCCACCAACAATTAAGTTTTGTCCTATAGATACGCCGCCGTATACTACAAAAGCCGCAGAACTTGTGCTGGTCGCTGTTGTGCTGTTAGCTTGTATTAACGGATCACTAATAGTACCACCGTTAAAGTTTGCTAGTTGTGTTAATCCTGCGTCGGTGTAAATCTTGTGAGCGTAAATATCGCCGTTAAATCCAGCGCCGCCTGCAACGATCAAAGCTCCTGTTCCTGTTGATGTTGCACTTGTGCTTGCGTAAATTCTTACAGGTCCACCTAGGCTTGAATTTCCAACAACACCAAGGCCGCCTGTTACTGTAACTGCACCTGTTGTCGGGCCGCTACTTGCAGTAGCACTACCGAATCCAACAATGCCACCAAAATATGAATCTCCAGCAACACCAATGCCGCCAGTTGAAACTATTAACGCATGGTTAATTGTCTGAGTTGAGTTAGCACTGGCATTAGATAATGTAATTTTACCAGCAAGATATGAGTTACCTGCAATACCAACACCACCTAATACTTGTAGGTCGCCTGTATTGGTCGAAACTGAAACTGATCCGCCGACTAATCGTAATCCTCCAAATTGCGCTGTACCAAATGTACCTGTGCTTGCAAAGCTAGGAGCAAAGTTTTCGTAGCCGCCTGGATAAATGTTTACTTTGTATGCTAAGAACCCGGTGCTTGCATCGCGTCCTAAGAACGCATGATTGTCTGTTAATGTTGTGGCGCCGGTATTATAGTGTAATAATAATCCGCGATCTAATCCGTCATTAGTTGATAACGGAGTATTGTTAATTCCAGTACCAATGTCAATTACAGGATCAATAACGTATGTATTTTGCGAGTCAACAATAGTTTGTGTACCTAACACAGTTAAGTTACCGCTCAATACTGTGTTGCCATATACACTTAAATCTTTCTTAGTTGATAGACCACCTTCGATAAAGACTGCATTATTATAAAAATTGCTAGTATCGCTTGCTGTACTAGTTACGTGCAGACTTACAAACGTTGCAGTAAACGAATTACCAAATTGTAGTGCGCCACCAAGATTTAGGTTGCCGCCAATGAATACATCTTTACCAATTCCAACACCGCCAGTGACTACTAGGGCACCAGTTGTTGTACTTGTTGATGTTTGTGTGCCTGATACAATAACTTGTTGTGCATTGATTGTACCTGCTGTTCCGCTAAATGTTAAGTTACCACCTAATACTAAATCTTTAGCGATGCCAACACCACCTGCTACAATAATTGCACCAGTAGTTGTTGATGTAGAATTAGTTATAGAACTTACGGCAAGTGTTGAAACAGATAAGTCGCCACCGTTACCAGCAAAGTGTAATTGTCCGCCAATCCACACATCTCCGCCAATGCCAAGCCCGCCAGTAATAACTGCGGCTCCTGTTGTGGTGCTTGTAGAATTTGTGCTCGAAGTAACACCTAACGTAGAAACACGTAATTGATTACCTTGACCGCTGAATACTAATTGTCCGCCTAATACTAGGTCTTGTGCAATACCTACACCACCTGCAATAACAAGTGCGCCACTTGTTGTGCTTGTTGAGTTAGTTGTTGTTGTGAAGATTGAAGGACCAGTAACTGTTAAGTTAGTTGTAGTAATGCTACCTGCCGCAATACCGCCATTGGCTTGTCCGCCTGCACCACTTAATGTTAAATTACCACCAATTGTTAAATCTTTACCAATGCCCACGCCACCAGTAACTACTACTGCACCAGTTGTTGTACTTGTCGAGTTAGTAGTCGATGCTACAAATATTTGTGTAGTTGCCTGTAAGTTAGTAAATGTCGCAGATCTTGGCCCTGTGTTACCAATGACCATATTATCGATAGTACCAGCATTACCTGCATTGATTACAACAGTACCTGTGCCAGTAGGTGCAATATTAACATTGTTATTAACTGGATTCATTGTAACAGTACCAAGTACGCTAAATGCACCTGTGACTGTAAATGAGTTTACGTTAAAGTTTGTTGCTGTTAATAATGTAAATTGACCTGTTCCTGGCTGTGTAACACCTATGTTTGTGTTCTCAATATTTTTATTGTAAATTGTTTGGGTGGTTAAGTCGTCAATGATCTCTAACCAATACACAGGGTCAACACCTAATGTATCAATCTTTCTAAATGATGTAAAGAAAAGTGTTCTAGTATATGTATCGCCAGCGATAACTGGAATAGCCGCGTGAGCCATTTGTTGGCTTGTATTTCCGTCTGGTGATCTTATTAATGTAATTGCTGAACTAGCGGTAGTTGCTCCGATAATTGTAGATGTCTGTACATAATAGACACCATTGTCTACTGGATTAGGCTGTGCTCTAACAACAATACGATCTAAATAAGTTAATTCAACACCGTCATAAACTACAGTACTTGTGCTTGTGTTTAAAGTAATAGGACCAGTTGTTGCGGCCTTTGCTTCTGTTTTAAATCCGTTACCAATAATACCTTGAGGAATATTAACAGGACCGTTAAGTGTGATAGTACCAGTACCACTTGGGTTTAGTGTTAAATTTCCGTCTGTTGTTTGACTTGTGATTGTTCCTGAATTAAAACCAATATTGCCTAAACTACTTGTAAATGTTGCAACGCCATTTGCCCCTACTACAATCGTGTAACCTGTTGTTAGACTAGGAGTTGCACCCAAAGCGGCTTGCGCCTGGCTTAGTGTGATAAACTGATATCTTAATGGAGATAAACTACCACTTTTGGTTGTAGCTTTTGATCCGCTTAGTAGTGCTGGCATTTTTAATTCCTAAAATTATTGGTTAGCTGTTTCTAATACGCTTAATGTTAATTTGCAGTAAGTCGGCGAATCTGAATAGCATACAATACTGTCTAACTGTTCGATAATCATTTTACCTGGTATCATATTTGCAGAGTCGTTTGGTGGAATCTGAAACGCACTTACCATCTCTGTAGTTACGTTACCTGATTGACCACCGTTGCCCTGGGCGTCTGGCAGTACAGGAAGATTTCGATAATGGGCAAATGTTACGGCGTGTACACCTTGTGCCACCGTTGAAGTAGTATATACATCAACGTTTGCAACGTTTGCCATTAGTATAATAGCCGTTGTTCCCACTGGTGCTGTATACACCCTTGCGTTTGTTGCTGTTGTTAAGATTACTGTTTTAGTCTTAAACGTGTTTAATGGAATTAGTGCCATTTTATATTATCCTTATAGTCCTTCAATTGCCAACACGAACGGTGTCAAGTTAGCGAATAGCGATTTAGTAAATGTTCTTCCTGATAGTACACCAGTTGCCTGGCTAATTACCAATCCTGGGCCAATACGGAAGTCACCGTTTTGGTCAGTTGATGTAAAGAACACCTTACCATTATTTAATTGAACAGTTTCATGTGCCTGTATTGGATCGGCACGACCTACATACGGTAATGCACCATAGTTAGAACCTGCGCCAACGTACTCAAACAAGTAACCAGAAGCCGACATGTACGAACGTCTGTAGAAGTTAATTCTATTCTTGTCTGGGAATAGTGTTGCATCTGCCACGTTATCTTCAATCGTCACAAAGTGATGTGTACCTGCACGAGCAAAATAGCTCTGTCCTGCTAGTACTGTTTGATAATTTCCGCCGTTTGCTAAGTCTGTAGCAATAGCATCAATAATCAATCCAACGTCACGTTTACACAATGCTTGATTATACTCAAACCCGTTATACTTTGCATCAATGTAATTTAATGTACTAGTGATCAATGTGCTTGAATTTGCAACAATAATTGATTTAACTGGACTTACGTTTGAATCATACGCAGGAGCAGTTGGGTATATAATTGTCGGAGCACCTGAGAAACCTTGTGCAATAATTTTAGTAATGATTCCAGTTAGGCTAGTTAATGTTGGTATAGCATTAGCGCCACCTAATAAACTAGGATTAATATATTGAGCTGTTGTACTTTGATAATAACGAGTTGGAGTTGTATTTGTTACAATGTAACTAAACAATGTATTAACAAAGTTAAAGGCGCCAACTGTTTGATCTATCTCATTCGGAATCAAGCTCTCAGAACCAACAGTTTTAGCTCTCCAATATAGTGTTCCGGCATCGACTGACTGCCAATTGCCGCCGTACATTAAATCGTATAACATGGCTTCAACAACAAACTGTGTATCTCTCTTACATTTTGCTTTGTTGTATGTAAACACAGCATAGTTTTGATTGATCCAAGTAATTGTTTCGCTAGCAAGGGTATACTTGCTAGATTCAATTGCCGTAGCGGCAGTTGATGCATAGCCTGGCGAAGTAATTGTAATGTCTTGTATCAACGGAGTAGCTGTAACGCCATTTTGAACAATGTTGCTCATGTCTGTTACTAGGGTCGATATAGCGGTTGCCGCATTTGAACCCAATGTCAATCCAGCATTGATATACTGAGTAGCAGTTGTATAGCTTGTTGTTGGAGCAAGATTTCTAATAACCTTCTGAGCAACAGTATTAATGTAATTAATAGCAGATGTAACTTGTGGTCTCTGATTTGGAATAGTACTGACATTATTATTTGCACTATCAAAATATTGCAGGGCCGCATCTACACTCATAGCATTGCCACCATAGGTAATATCGTAAATTAGCGCCTGTGTAAGGAAACCAAAATCTCTAAAATAGTTAGCTCTGTTATAAACGAAAGTGCTAGGATACAATTGATCAATATAAGCATTAGTTTGTGCTTGTATAAATGTTCTATTGGCTTCTATAATCTTAGCAGAATTAACTGCATTGGCATCTCCTTGGGTAAATCCTATAAAGGCAGGTGCCGCCGCAACAGTTGGGCTATTTGTGATTATGTTGACTATGTTACTGACTAGCTGTGTTGCTGTTGTTCCATTAGCCACTGTACCTAATGCTAGATTAGTTGTCTGTGTAACTGTATTTTGATAGGTAGTTACGGCAATGCCCTGGACAATACTAGGCAATATAGAACTGATATAATTAATCGCCGCAATAGTTTGTGAGCTTTCATTTGGAATTGTGCTAGATGTAGTAGAGAACTTATAGTAATAAGCGCCAGTTTGTACAGCTTGTCGATTTCCGCCATATAAAAGATCAAATGCAACACTATCAATCTTGATGCCTATATCACTTAAAAATGTTGCACCGTTGTATGTATAACCCGCAGTTTTTGTAGAGTCAACGTATGCCTTAGCTTCTGCTTGTAAGTATGCTTTGTTAGCTTCTAATAGAGCGTAAGCGTATTGGACATTTGTATCGGCACTTGATGTTGTTCCGTTTGGAACAATAGTGTCTAATACTGCTGAGGTACCGTTTGTAAGAATGTTAGTAATTACAGCAAACTCTGTTGCAATAGTTGATGTTGTTCCAGCTGATGCCGCAGGCAAGTTTGTAACTTGTGTTACGGTTGACTGATAACGAATACCAGTGGTATCATTCAAAATAACTTTTTGTGCTAGACTTGAAACAAAGTTAATTGCGTTTGTTACAGTTGTTAACTCATTAGCAATGGTACCAGTGTAACCGTTAGTGTTCCAATACTCTAATCCAGAGAATGTAGTTTGACTTGTACTATTATGCAATAGGTCTTGAGCAACTGCATCTACGATAAGTCCTGTATTACGATACCAGTTAGATTTGTTATAAGTAAAGCCACCAAATGTACTGTGAACATATCCTTCAACTTCTGCTTGAATAAATGATAGATTTCCTTGTAACAATTGGCTCGCACTTGCATAACCAGAGTCTATGCCACTTGGCAATGGGTAAATTACTGTAGGACTTGCACTTAGACCATTTTGTAAAATATTGTTTATAATTGTAATGTCATTAATAACTTTAGTAGTTGCAGTTGAGCTTGCGGCCACTTTTGGTAATTCTTCTATCTTGCTAGCAAGATGACTGAATGCTCCAATTGTTTCACTAAGTTCGTTTGCAATAACACCAGTTGCATTGCTTCGATAGTATGCTTGTCCTGCTTTAACAGCACGATAAGTTGAGCCTGTTAAAATATCTGCTGACACCGCATCTATTACATATCCAATGTCTCGAGTACATTTTGCTTGATCATATGTAAATGTTGGGTATGTATTATCAATCCATGCTACGGTTTCTTCACGAATGAAGTTTATATTTCGCAAGATTAATTGTTTAGCACTACTAATTCCATTATCAATTCCTGGATAATCAGGTAGTACTAATGTAGCTTGTGCATCAGTGCCATTATTAATAATATTTTGAATCTGTGTTGCACCATTTGTTATATTAGAAATAGCTGAGCCAACACTACTAATACCTGATAAGTTTGTTACCAAGGATGCGATATGAGATATTGCATCATTAGTTTGTGTTTTTTCGTTAGCTAGTGTGTATATACTACCTGGAACATTTCTTTGATATGCATTTCCGCATTTACGAGCTTGATAGTTACTTTGATAAGTTACATCATATTCAAAACCTAACAATATGTATCCTAGATCGCGAGCACATGTTTTGTGATCATATACAAAGTATTGATTGTTGATATAAGCCAGTGTTTCTGCTTGGAAGAACTCTTTATTTTGTAATAGCAACGATGCCGCACTTTCTGCGCCAGCTACAGGATTACCTGTACGAGTAGTTGTTTTTGGTGCAGAATCTAATCCGTTAACAATAATACTAGATAATGTATCAAACAATGTATTCATTGCCGGTATTGCAGATGCGCCACCAGTCAATGCTAATTGAGTTACCTGCGTTGTAGTATTTTGTAACGCAGTTGATAGTGTGTTTACAATAACTTTATCTGCTAAGTTAGCAATAAAAGAAATTGCCTGTACTTCTTCAGTAGTTTGATCATTGCCCGTTGCGCTACCGTTTGCACTAATAAACGATGTGCCCGGAACAATTGGATCTGGTGCGCTTACAGAACTTAGAACTGTGTAATAGGCATTACCCGCTACATAGATTGTAAAGTATGTTGGATTATTTTCGTCGCCGCCACCTGTTTGTAGTGCTCTGCTTAGAGTAACACTTTGGAAGCCAACGTCAGCAACTACTGTACCTGTGGCGCAATAGTATGTTCCATCGATGTCGGTATAGTTACCAAACTGATCACGAATGTAAACACTTTGTCCAATGGCAATACCGGTATTATCAATACCATTAATTGTAACAGTACCGGTTGAGATAGTTGAAGTATTAGGATTAGCTTGTAAGAATCCTGGCAATCCTTGATTGTTTATGTACCCTTCGGGGGCAATAACTTCCATGATCTGGCCAATGTGCGGACGATCATTAGGATCAGGACAATATACCTGTACGACCTGTTGACTTGGATATACACCGTTTGGATAGTATGGTAACTGTGGTGGGTTATACACTTCACCGAAGAAGTCTAATCGACCAAATCCTTTACTTACTAGACAGTAGTCACCAAAGTTGGCGTTAGAGTTAGTAATAGAACAAATACCACCGTTGTCAGTAATAACTGATGTTCCGCAGAAAATTGTAAACACAGAAACTAACTGTGCATATCCGTTGTTAGTAATCTTGATACCAACACCGCCTTGGTTAACTTGTGTATACGCATCGTAAACAAACGATTGAATCGGTGAGCGATCGCTGATCACAGCACCGTCTACAAGACTACCACCCATTGAGCCAAACGGATCAATTTGACGTTGAGCCCACTCATCTGGAATATCTTTATTTTGTGTTGGATAAACAGAAGTCTGACCAAAATACATTGTATAATTTGTACCAGATCCGACTGTATTCTGTGTTAGTCCAACAGTATATGTTCCATCTAAATTTTCTTCGATACTTGCAACGAATGGAGCAATATTCACATTATCGATTACTGGATCAAAACGTACAGGGAAGAAGCCCGATCCGTCGTATCCTTCTGGAGCCGCACTTGGTCCGTTTATTATAATATTATTCATCATAGCTACTAGACTACTAATGCGCGGAACTGCATACTCGCCGCCTGTATAGTATGTGTTAATGATTTGATCAGCGTATGAGAATGCGTTAGTCAGTGTAGTATTTGATACTACTTTGCTAGCCACTGTTGCCAAATAGTTATAAGCCGCAGTAGTTTGTGTGATTTCACCTTGGATAACACTTACTGCACCGACCCAGTATGTAACTGCGGCTTCGATTGACTTATGATTACCACCTAATAGGATGTCTTGACTAATTGCATCAAGTACTAGTCCAGTATCTCTGTAGCAAAGTTCTTGATCATAATTAAATCCGGTACTGTTATAGGTATAGTCTACCCATGCTACCATTTCTGCTTGCAAGAATGCACGATTGGCTTCTAAGATATTAAATGCTCGTTGTACATTGATGTTTGCTGATTTTGTTAAGCTGATACTATTTGGAACTCCAGCAATACTTGGTCCGGTTGAAATAATTCCGGTAATGTTAGCAAAAATATTTTGTATCTGTGTTACTTCTGCTACACTAGCTACAGGTAATCCTGTTACTGGTAATGATTTATTTCCAGATGTCGGAGTTACTAGTTGACCTCTAATTAGTAGTTCAGCTACATCTCTAATATGATTGAATGCCGCTACGGTTTGTGGACCTTGATTTGGAATTTGTGTTGCGCCACCAGTGTATGAATAATAATACACACCTGATTGAACTGCTTGTCTATTTCCGCCGTGTAATAGGTCAAATGCTACACTATCAACCATATAGCCTGCATCACGGAAACATTTATTTTTGTCGTATGTAAATCCAGCAGTTTTGTTAGCTTCAACCCATGATACTGTTTCTGCTTGTAAATATTGTCTATTTGCAACTAGTAAAGCATAGGCGTTGTTCTTGGTAATATCAGTTACTGCGGCTCCGTTAGGAATAATTCCGTCAGTGATAGGACGACCATTAACTGTGTAACTATTAATTACTTCTGTAATAATATCAAAGTCACCACCAATTTCTGCAACTTCAGCTTGTGTAGCAGGTGCTCCCAAGATTGTTGTCTGGGTGATGTTGTTTTGATAGCGAGCGCCAGTTGTGTCGTTTAATATAACTTTTTGTGCTAGGCTCTTTAAGTAGCTAACTGCACTAGTTGTGGTAGATAGCTCGCCACTAATTGTACCTGTGTAACCATTTTGACTCCAGTACTGGATTGCCGCAAAAGTTGATTGACTGTATTGATTTGCAGGATATAACATGTCAAATGCAACTGCATCAACAATCAATCCTGTGTCACGCTTGCACTTGGCGCTGTCATACGGGAAGTTTAAGAAACTTTGATTAATATAAGAAATTACTTCTTCTTGAATAAAGCTTCTGTTTAATTGTATTAGCACTTCCGCACTTGCAAATGCTGGGTCAACTGCACTACCTATATGGATATCAGGTGCGGCTGAAGGACCGTTCTGAATAATATTTGTAATAATATTAGTGCCGTTAGTTAATACGGTGCTAGCGATTGCTCCACCTGTTAGTGCTGTATTAATAACTTGAGCATTTGTGGCAGTAGTACCAATTAAATTTGGTGCCGGAGTATTACTGATAACCAGCTGTGCTAGAGTATTGATATAATTGATAGCACCGATTGTTTGTGTTGTTTCACCTTGGATGACTGATGTTACACCTCTATAATATCCTAATCCTGACTCAACTGCTTTTGCATTACCACCAAAAGATAAATCGTAGGCTAAGTTTTCAACAATAATACCAACGTCTCGGCGACATTTAGCCTGATCGTAAATAAAGTTTGGCATTGTGTTTACATAAGCAATAATTTCTGCTGTAATAAATGCTTTGTTTGCTTTTAATAATGCGTGGGCATTTTTTCTACTGTTGTCAGTTGATGCTGTTAGACCAATAGGAATTAATGCAGGTGCTTCTAACGGACCATTACTAATGATACGAGTTAATAAATCAATATCTGTCGTTAATTCTAGTGCCACAGTGGAACTTGCTTTTGCATTTTCATTCAACACTTGTGGTACTTCTGATTGATAGAAACTAGTTAGTGCCTGGCTTTGGACTACAGCACTTATTAGAGTTGACATATATTTGTATGCCATTGTTGTCTGCGTTAGTTCATTAATCAGTGTTGTTGAGTTACTATCGTAACCAAAATATAATGTTCCAGCTTGTATCGCTTGACGGTTACCGCCACGCAGTAAGTCAAAACTTACACAATCAATCATGTAACCAACGTCACGATAACACTTAGCCTGATCGTACTCAAACGCTGTGCCGTACTGTGCATTAACATACGCAATAACTTCATTAACAATAAACGAACGGTTAGCCATTAGATAGTTGAATGCTTTTTGTGCATTAGTATCTGAACTAATAGTTAGGCTTATCGGAGTTGCCGCGGCCGCCGCAGTTGGTCCAATGTTAATAATATTTGTAATTTTATCAACTTTAGATTGCAAGTTAGTAATCTGCAATTGAGTTGCAATCGGCAAACCTAATTGTTGTGTACTTGGATTACCAGGTGATTTATTAATTGCTTGTCCTAATAAAATTGGACCTACAATTGATTTAATTCTAGCGTATGCCGCGATAGTGTTTGCTTGTTCGCCTGGGATAGCACTTGCTGTATCAGAGAATCCGTAGTAGTAAACACCTGATTGAATTGCTTGTCTATTTCCGCCGTGTAAGATATCAAATGCAATACTATCAACGATGTATCCAGTGTCTCTAAAACACTTATCTTCGTTGTATGAAAAGACATTATAAGTTTTATCAATGTACGCAGTTAGTTCTGCTTTAATAAATTCTTTATTTGCTTCAATTATTTGAACAGCATTATATACGTTTGCGTTAGAACTTGGTACTAACGGAATCGATGTAGGTGAGCTTGCTACTAACGGGCCGTTCGCAATAATATTTTTAATTGTAGAAACATTATTTTGTAACAATGTAACTTCTGCGGCTGTTCCTGATGGTAAATTAGATACCTGAGTGATTGCTGATTGGTATGGAACAACTGGCGTAGCCGTTGCAATACTTCCAATCAATGTGCTTAGATAAGTGTAAGCCGCAAGAGTTTGTGATGTTTCATTTGCGATTGCACTTGAGCTCGGGCTGTAACCGTAGTAGTAAACACCTGATTGGATTGCTTGGCGGTTGCCGCCCCATTTCAAGTCAAATGCAACTGAATCGACCATGAAGCCTACATCTCGAGCACATTTAGTTTTATCGTATACGAATCCAGCTGTCTTAGTTGCGTCAACAAATGCAACTGCTTCTGCTTCTAAGTATAATTTGTTAGCTTCTAATAATGCGTAGGCATTTAAGACACTAGTAGTTGTCTTTGGAGTAATGCCGTTAGGTACAATCTTATCAGTAATGTGGGCTGTGCCTGTACTCAATATGTTAAGAATTGTAGCAAACTCGCCAGCAATAGTGCTAGCTTCTGATGCTGTTCCTGCCGCATTGAAATTTGTTATTTGCGTCGATGTTGTATAGCGAACGCCGGTAGTATCATTTAATACAATACGTTGTGCCAGACTTGCGACATAACTGATCGCGGCCGTTGTTGTATTAATTTCATTATTAATAGTACCAACATAAGATGTTTGATTCCAATATTGGATACCTGCAAATGTTGTTTGACTTGAGCCACCAAAATATAAATCTTGTACTAGTGCATCAACAATTAATCCTGTATCACGTTTACATTTAGCTTCGTTATATGTAAAAGTGTTATTCGCATAAGTTGCATCGATATATGCTGTAACTTCTTGCGTGATGAATTCTCTGTTAGAATGTAATAACGTTGCCGCGTTAATAACATTAGGATTTGAGCTACGTACTAGTCCGATAGGAGATTTAGGAGGAGCTTGGCTTGGGCCGCTTTGAATAATGTTTTCAAGAGTATCAACAAGCGATTGTACATAGAGTACTTCTGAATTAGATCCACCCAATCCGGAAGTAATTTGTGCTTCCCAAGTTTGGTATGGACTTGTTGAAAATCCTTGTATAACGCTTGGAAGAATATTTTTAATATGTGTGTAGGCCGCAAGTACTTGTGCAGTCTCGCCTGGGATTGCAGTTGAACTACCGTTGAATGAGTAATAATACACGCCCGACTGTACTGCTTGACGGTTACCTGTATATAACAAATCGAACGATACACTATCAATCATGTATCCAATATCTCGTTGCCATGTAGTACCGTTGTAGGTATACTCGCTTGTTTTAGTTGCTTCAAAGTAAGCCGTAGCTTCAGCGACCAAATATGCTTTATTGGCCTGTAGAATATTGTATGCATTAGTTACATTGTTGTTTCCGCTTGCAGTAATTCCGTTTGGAACAACTTTGTCAGTTATATGAGCTGTGCCGTTAGTTAGGATGTCAACAATCAATGCAAAGTCTGTAGCCACTGTTGCTTTTTCAGAAGCTGTACCTGGAGTAAAACTAACGTTTTGTGTTACTGTTGACTGATATCGTACACCACTTGAATCGTTTCCGATAACTTTTTGTGCTAGGCTTGACAGATAGCTAACTGCATTTGTAGTTGTTGTAAATTCACCACCGGTATATCCAGTTTGATTCCAATAACTTAATCCTGAGAATGCAGTTTGACTTGATCCTTGGAACAATAAATCTTGTACTAATGCATCGACAATTAATCGTGTATCGCGTTCACACTTGGCATGGTTAAACGGAAATACTCCGCGAATAACATCAACATACGCAACTGTTTCTGCTTGGATGTATGAACGATTTGCATTTAAAATATTGTAAGCACGTACGATACTTGCTGTTGAGCTTGCAGTTGTATTAGGAATAACTTTATCAGTGACGCCAGCAGTACCATTATTAAGAATGTCAATGATAACACCAAAGTCATTAGATATTAATCCTACTTCGTTGGTAGTTGCCGCAGGCAATGTAGTTACCTGTGTAATAGTACTTTGATATCTTGATCCAGCTGTTGAGTTTGTAACTAATTTTTGTGCAAGTTTACTTGCAAATAAAATTGCGTTAGTTGCTGTGATAATTTCGCTGTCAATTGGTTTAAAATATGTACCTTGATTCCAATATTGTAAGCCGGCAAAAGTAGACTGGCTGTCTGTAGTAGTTGGATATAACAAGTCAAATGCCAACGCATCGACAATCAATCCTGTGTCACGAGCACACTTAGCTTGATCATAGATTGCGTACTGTGCATTAATGTAGGCAATAGTTTCTGCTTGTATAAATGCGCGATTAGCTTCAAGTAATCTAGCGGCATTTAAAATATTAGCATTTGAACTCTTGGTCTGCGGAATACTTGTTGGAGCAGATGCAGATGAAGGACCGTTACTAATAATTGTAGTAATAACACCTAAATTATTTCTTAGTGTAGTTATTTCTGACGATGTAGCAGGTGTTCCTGTAGTCTGTGTGATTGCATATTGATACGTTGGATAAACTGTTGTATTAGATACAATGTCAGAAATTAAACTACTGATATGACTATAAGCATTTAATGTTTGTGCCTGTTCTCCGGCGATCGCACTAGCTGTGCTTGAATATCCGTAATAGTAAACACCTGACTGAACTGCTTGACGATTTCCGCCGTATAGTAAATCAAATGCAATACTGTCAATCATGTAGCCTATATCACGAGCGCACTTTACGCCGTCGTAAGCGAACCCTGGATTAGTAAAATTCACATAAGCAATAGCTTCTGCTTGTAGATATACTTTGTTTGAAGCTAATAATGCAGATGCATGTTGTACATCGACATTGGTGCTTGCTGTGATACTATTAGGAGCAATGATATCAGTTACATGTGCTGTACCGTTGTTTAAAATATTTAAAATTACATCAAAATCTTTTCCAACCGCAGTTGCTTCAGCCGCTGTGCCCGGAGTTGGACTTGTAATTTGATTTGCCGCGCTTTGATATCGTGTGCCTGTTAGG